TCACGGGCGGGATCGGCCGCCTGTTCGGTGTGTGACACCGCTCTCCAGGTTCTGAACGAGGCACGTCCTGGATAGCCTTGACTTCATCCAACACATCCATAATCGTCGATTTATGGATACAAAATCTGCCCTCGTGGCCCTGACCGCCCTGTCGCAACCTACGCGGCTGGAGATCTTTCGTCTGCTGGTGCGCCATGAGCCGGACGGCCGGACCGATGTCAGGGGGAGAAAGCGTAGCGCAAGCTGGATGATGGGATAGGAAAGGGTGTGTTCAATCCGACGCATCATACGCCGCAGCGGACCAAGGTTGATGATAGCTGGTTGCCGGGTGAGGGAAGGGTCCTGCCCGTTGCGTAAGTCTTCACGGGCACTCTCCCGAGCTCGCCTGGCATTGATGAGGCTGATCTCGGAATAGGCCCCGAAGGACAGGGCCTTCTCCTTGCCCCCGAAACGATATTTCAGGCGCCAGAGCTTTGTCCCGTTCGGCTTTACCAGCAGATAGAGACCCTGCGCATCACTGAGCTTATACGGCGATTCTTTCGGTGCGGCCTTGCGCACTGCAACGTCTGTCAGCACCGATACCCCCACCTCTTAAACGATACCCCCATTGATACCCCCATTCGCATTGCAGTTCATGGTTTGTTCTAGTCATTAATGGACACAAACCAGATGGAGGAAAAGGGCAGATTTGGCTGCCCTTGGTCAATAACGGTCACTAATGGTGGGGGTATCGCTGGCGGAGAGAGTGTCTGTCACACCTATACGCTATGTTGCTGAAAACAGGTGCTATATGAAGTTTGAGAAATTGAAATTCCCGGTTTGGTACCCGGCCTAGTTTTTTTGCCTCTTCCGCGTGTACCAGCAGCAGGACCCTATCACTATGAAAAAGGCATTTCACTAACATCAAGCATCATCACTTAGCGGCGAAGCATGCATGCTAAGGAAAAGTTGAACTCGTAAGAGATCCTTACAGGCTCAACCATCCGGAAATTCCGGACAGTTCAGCGGTCAAGGATTCCTTGACGACTTGAACTATTGAGCAATCCTCAACAGTTCGTACAGGACCTCAAGAATCCGCGCTGATCTGGCGAGTCGACAGAAATGCAGGCGGCAGTCGAATTTGTGTTGGCACGAAATGGCGGTGATTGCAGATATACAATCACGCAGAGGAGGTCGAAGTCACGAGGACTATTCGTCCGTAATTAGTTAAATGTTCCTGCTTTGTGCAAAAAAGACTCGACTCAACATTTTGAGTACGCGAAATACATTTCAGCACCAGTGCATTAATGGATGGTGAACCGGGTAGCAGCCCGGCTCACCGTTTAGCACTGACTCGCAAGCATAACGAGTTTGGTACACAGAGGAGCGTTTCGTTTGGAAACACCTTACAGAACAGAACATTGCTTTGAAGTGTCCGAGTGTCAATGCATCATTGACCGAAAGGGCCACTTAAATGGCTTCGACACAACCGAGGGGAGATGTTCCCCCTCACGAAATCGCTCTCATCATGCAGCGCATCAAAGCCGGAGAGCACCTGCACCTTATTGCTCGTGACTATTTCCAAAATCAGGGCAGGTTATCTGAACTGAAGAACGGAAAGCGCACAACCTTTAAGGATCGCCGACCATAAGACGACAGAATGGCGGGGCTTCGGTTCCGCCATTTTCTGGAGAACATCATGACCAACGAACAAAAGATCGAAGCGACTGCCAAGCAACTTTTCCTCGACGATCACTCTAATTGTGTTTGGGAGCCTGAGGTAGCCGTTGCCGAGAGAGGGATTGCTTCCAAGACCCCGGAACCCCGCGTTCCAGCAACCGAATACCAAAAAAAAATTTACCTGGCGCGAGCGCGTGAAAAGCTCGAACTGTAGATTTGGCTGCCTAGCTTAATTACCTCGCGCCGAGCCGATCATGACAAGCGTAATTCCCGAGAGTAGGGGAACGAGGATGATGGCGACAGCCAGCAGGTCACGCAGCACGGACTTCTGCCAGCAATGCATCGAAGTCCTCACCGGTCGGTGCGGTGCCGGGAACGCCGAGCCAGTTTTGCCGTGACAGCAGACCGTAAGCCTCATCGGCGATTGCCGAGAAGGTCGCCCAAGGCATGAAGGTGCGGGCGCCCCAGGTGTTGAAGAACACGCCGTCCGGGTTGTAGCCCACAAGAGCGATGGCATGTCCGCCAGCAGGCTTGAGCGCATCGCCGGCAAGCGTATCCAGATCCCACGTCTCACCCAGGCCGAGCGACAGGAAGCCCTGTGGCACCTGCACCCCCGCCAGCACCCCACCAAGGAACGCGATACCGCGCTTGATGCTCATCTCGTCGGTCGGCTGGATGGAGCCGAATGCAGTCAGATAGTCGAGGGTCTGACCCGGCCGCTGGAAGCCCGTCTGGCGCCATGCGTTCAGTTCATCCAGCAGCACAGTACCGTCGTCGTTTGTGCCTGTGGCGGGATTGAAGCCGGTGACGGCAGCATAGTTGTCCAGCACCATATCTGTGGAAAGCACGACCAGTCCCTGCGCTGCCTTGGTCCAGGTCGCCACCAGCGCGGCATGGGCGGCGAAGGCGCAGCAGCCGAAGCGGTCATTGCCCCACATCTGATAGGGCACGTTCTGCGACCAGTCGCGTTCGGCCGGCACGACGGGCAATGCGTTCGCCAGCACGGGGGCGAGACGATAGGTGCGGTAATCGTGCTTCGGGTCTTTCTTGCCGAGGCAACGGCCGCTGACGAAGGGAGCGCTCATACATGCACCTCTGGCGCCGGAACGATCACGGCGGGTTTCTGGAATGGAAGTTTCGGAGCCAGCCCTGCGGCGGCTCCCGTATTGAGAACACGCCTGGCTTCGAACAAATCGTTCAGGATCTGCTCGCCCGTGACCAGGCGCTTCGATGTCGCGAACACGCCAGCGGCTGCCAACGCGTCATAGACGTATTCGAAGCAGTAGGCATGGCCGGGCCGCTGAAGAGACTGGATCCGGAAGGCCCAGGCCGCCATCGCCAGAACGTCGTATGACGTGCCCAGCATGGACTTGCAGTAGGCCAGGGCACGTGCCGCTTCATCGTCCGTCAGGCGGATCGTGAAGGCGTGCCCGTTCCGGGGTGGCATCCCGAAGTCTGGATCGGTAGGAACTACTCCCACAATCCGCGGGTAGGTGGCCGAATAGATCGTCCCGTCCAGCTCGATCGTGGCGTGGCTGTAGTCGCTTTCGAGCCGCCAGCAGATCAGGCTCCCGAATGCGTCCGCCGGGTAGTAGAGGCGAACCGTCGCGGTCATGCGAACCGCTCCAGCCAGACGCACTCGGAGCGCCGGTTATAATTCACCATATCGCGCCGCTGGCGATGCAGCCGATACGAACGGGCCATGTCACTTTCCGCCCAGATTTCCATCAGCAGGGCCGCAATGCCCCTGCTCGATGTCGGATCTGCAAAGGCATAGTCCCCGAGCCACGGGAATTCGCTTGATGCGACAACCGGCACGGAAGATGCCATGGCGTCGGCCGCCACGATATTGAATGTCTCGGTGAAGGAGACCTGCATGCAGATATCCATCGTGGCCATCAGCCGCAGGAAATCCGCGTGTTCCTGCCAGCCATGCTCGACCAGTTCATGCCGCGACGCGGCGAACAGTTCCCGCAGGTTCTTGAGGACCGGGCTACCGTTCCCTTCAACCCGCGTGGCATTGACATGGAAGCGCAGGGACAGGCCAGCCGCATCAGCAAAGGCCATTGCAGCAATCGCCTGAACCATATGGTTCTTGAGCGGACGGATCGCGCCGAAACAACCGATATCGATCACATCGGACGGCATGGGCTTGGCGCTGATTTCGCCGCCCGAAGGGGCCGGGTAGTAGTTCGGCCCATACGTGACAAGCGTTTCAGGATGGCCGCATGCCGAGGCGACGACCTGCATGTCGCCAACGGCCCGGGGGGCGTTACACATGACCTCGACGCCACGGGCCAGATACGCCGCCGTCCAGCCAAACGCGATGCCCTCATTGGCGAGGAAAGGCGTTTCGGAATGATCGCGCACAATCCAGCGGACGCGCGGATGCAGGGCTTTCAGAACGTCGAATTTTTCCGGCACGACCCAGAATGCCTCGACAATGACATGTGTCGGACGATAGGCCGTCACTTCCCGGTCGATGCAGTTGTTGTCCTGCACTTCGACCGCTTTGGCCTCGATCCCATGGCTGGTGAGCATGTCCACGACAAAGCGCACCGAATTGGCCAGGCCGGAGGAACCGGAGGCATAGCCCCAGTTCCCTTCACGGCTCTTGAGGATGAACAACAGGCGCATCAGACGGCCTTCGCATGCAGAACATTGAGCGCCTGGTCGAGCGTCATGCCCTGCCGGCGCGGACTGATCGCGCGTTTTGCGCTCGTGATCCCCAGCAGCGCCTGAAAAGCAGACAGGACCGTCTTGGCGGCATCGAGCGCCGTGGTGGCTGTCGAAAGCGCACTGGACGTAACCTTGGTGGAGGCTCCGGTGACGGCGCTGTCCAGAGCAGCAACAAGGGTTTCGGCATCGGAATAGATGCTATTGAGCAGCGTCTTCCACGAGGTCGTGTCATAATCGACTGTGACCGTGGACCCGGCGGCGGACGCGAAGCTGTCGAGTGCGGTTTCCAGCGCGGCCGACGCGGTCTCGATGATCGTCACGGTCGGCGTGCCGATGGCTGATGCGAAGGCTGCGACCGACAGGATCGTGGCAACCGCATTGACCAGCGCCGTGCCGTAAGCCTTCACCTTGGCGACGTTGACCGTGATAGTCGTGACGTTGCCGGACTTCGTGACAGTGCAGGCGCCAAGCATGCCGATTGCGGAGCCGGCAAGAATTGTCCCGAGGAAACCGCGGCGCGTCTGGCGCGCAGTGAGGGAATTCAGATCAGTCACAGAGGCCTCCAATAAAAAAAACCGCCCCGGAGGGCGGTTGGAACAGGTCATTCATTGGCATCCCCGATCAGGGGAGCATGCTTCTAGAAAAAGAAAATCGCGCGCACCTAAGAGAAAGCCGCGTCAACCAGATACTTTGGGCGGTTCACCCGATTTCGGATGTGTGGAAGCCGGATCGAGGCCTAGCCTGGCGGCTTCAACGATGCGGCTGGCGTCGGCCGGGATCATCAGGGCCTTGGCATCGGGCTGATAGGCGTTGGTGTTCCAGCCCCTGGACTGCGCCAGGGCAGAAACGGCCTTGTAGAGGAGCGCCATCCTGCTGCCGGCAGCAGGCGGCTTCCAGAACCGCATGGCCAGAGCGGCAGCCGCGATCAGGAAGGTAAGGATCGAGACCAGATCTCCTGCATACTGCGCCGGCAGATACGGCAGGATCGTCTGGAACAGGGAGGTCCAGTCCATTTCAGTTCTCCAGATATGAAAAAACCGCCCGAAGGCGGCATACTCAGGCGCTGGTCGCCCCATTCAGCGGATCCGTTGAGCCACTGGCGTTCACCCTGGCCAGGATGGCAGCGTAGACCTCGGCCTGGGTCGCGGCCGTGATGTCGCTTACTCCCAGCTCTGCCGCGGTGAATGTGAAAAACCGCGTCTGTAGCGGCGCGGAACCAGAAGTCTGCAGGCTCGCGGAAACATAGCCGCCAAGATAGGCGTTGCAGGTCCCGCTACCGATGACGGCCTGCATTGAGATCAGGGACCAGTAAGCCGCCACAGCTCCGGTCGGCATCGTCACGTTTTTGGAAAGAGCCATGCTCACAATCCTTTGGCGGTGTATTCCAGCCCGAGTACGGCTGAACTGGCATTGGCGAACTGGATCACGAACCCGGTGGACGTGATGTCATAGAGGTAAGCGGCGCCGGCGGTCGTATCCTGGCCCAGGACGTTCCACTCGAGATGCGGCGCGCCTCCGATGAAAATCGGGTGTGTCGTACCGGCCCGGGTCGGAAACGTGACAGCGACCCGGTTTGAGCTATCCATGGTGACATTCTGGGCGGTCTGCAGGAGTTCGTAGCGTCCGGTCGCCGAGACCTCACCATAGTAGATGCCGCTGTTCGGGTAGTGGACGGCCTCCTGGTTAATCTGGTTAGCGCCATGATCCAGCACACAGGTAGCCGCCGTCCCACCCCATTCACCCCAGTAGGTGTCCAGCGCACAGCAGACATTGTTGCTGTTGCCGGACGCGTATTCGAAGCCGCCCGCGATGGTCTCGGGAACGATGACCGTTGCGCGCCGGGAGCGGAAATAAGACACGTCGGAATGCACGTAGACCAGGGTAGACGTGCTATCGAGGTTGTTCCCGCTCTCGATATTCGTCCCGTCCAGAACCACGTCCCCGCACTGTCGGAAAGACAGCATCGAACGGTACGTCCGAGCCGTGCCATCGGGCGCAGCCGGAATGGCCATCCCGGCCGGAAGCGTATTGGGCACGAAATAGCTGTTCTGCACCCGGACCATGCGGCACCCATAAAGGTCCAGTCCGAAGCCGTAGCCCTGCGTGTCGCAGCCGTCGAAGATCCAGATGGGCGCCTGGTAATTCGTGCCACCGAGAGCCGCAGGATTCAGCCAGGCCCGGACGAAACCCCATCCGTTATAGGCGGTGCAGCCATAGAAGCGCTGCCCTTCCCACGGGACCATGGAATGGAAATCCCAGCCGAACAGATAGTTGTCCACCCGGCAGGCCACGAACACGCTGGTGAAATTACCGAAAGTATTGGCCGTGGTTCCGTTGAACCGGAAACCCGCCACCGTCTGCATCGTCCCGTCCGGCCCATTTGCTACGACGTTGTACCAGACGGTGTCGCGGGGACAGTTCGTGAAGTTTCCGGCCTGGGTGAAATACCGGAACCCCACATTGCTCCAGGACATGCAGCCGAACAGGCTGAGCGACGCCGCGAACACAGCCGAAACAGCAGGTGCGCCGGAGCCCGACGTGTTGGCATCAACGAAGGTCACGTCCCGGATCTGGAGCGTCCCCACAGCGGGCGTTTCCGTCGTACCATGCTGTATGACACCGGCACCGCCTGACTTCATCAGGATCGTGGTGTTGTCCTTGCCGCCACCCGAAATCGACAGGGAAACCGTTCCGGTAGAAAGAGGGGTCCCGATGAACAGGACGATGCCTGCGGGAAGCTGCAGCGCGACCGAAGGTGCGGGCAGTCCGGCCGGGGCAGTGCTGCCGATTGTGGCGATCAGGGTATTGATGGCCGGCCCGTCATCCGTCACCCCATCCAGCCGGCAGCCCGCACGCCGGAGTGCATGAGCGTCCAGCAGGACCGTGTCGATCGAAAGGTTGTTTCCGTTTGCAGCGAACAGCGCGGTCGTCGGGCCAATCTGACCATCTGCAGCATCGACCTTGCCGGCAAACTGGGCCGCAACCGTCGGAGACGCCACAATATCTGACGGGTTTCCCGTGGTCATATAGGACCGCCAGGATGGCTGGGAATTCGTAACTGTCGTCACAGTCATTTCTCTCTGTCAGGGAGACGCCAGGCGAGGACCCGCAGGCGCAGAAGATGAAGGCGCCACAGCGCCCACAGCAGCAGACTCACGCCGCGATGGCGGCCTGGAAATCAGGGATATTCGCCAGAGCGCAGGCCGAACCGAGCGGGGAATTGTACCAGCGCTTGTGGTACTGGGCCTGACCGGCCGCATCATCGGCTGCGGGGATCGGTTCAGGGGCCAGAAGGATTTTCGTGGCGCACATGGCCGCGCCGTAGAGCGGCAAGGTGATCATCAGATCGGCTGCGTGCGGCTGACCAGAGAGCAGTCGGTTCAGGCCCGATGCGACCCTTGAGCGGGACGGTGCCGGAAGGGAGTTTTTCCAGATGTCGTCATGGGTGGCCGGTTCCATCTGCCAGAAGCCCTTGGCCGGCCCACCGTTGAGCTGTTCCAGCCACACATAGCCGCTCTCCACCAGACCGATGCCGGTGACGATGTTGAGATGTGCCGGATCGTCCAGACCAATCGCCTGGAGTGCCGGATGGATCCACAGACGCTTGATCTGCGAGAGGTTCAGGCCCGCCATTACAGATGCCACAGCAGGCGTGCCAGGGAGTAAAGTCCCACGGCAACGCCGCCTCCAACTCCGGAACCGCCAGCAATGACCATGGCGCGCCGGCTGTTGAGGGAGTCCATCTTGGCACTCAGAGAGGCAAACCCGTTTTTCACGGTATCCTCGAGCGTGGCGACACGATCCGAGAGGGATCCCGTTGTATCTTCCAGATGTTCCTGCTTGGTTTCGATCCTGACAACACGCTCGAGGAGCTCAGTATTGCCAACGGCTTCATCGGGCATGCGGCCCTCCAATAAAAAAGCCGCCTCAGAGGGCGGCTGTGACAGTCAGATAGTTAGACGGATCAGTTCGCCGCCACTACACCATCATCAGACCGCCAGGTTCCAGCGCTATCCTTGAAAACCCACCGACCGGTTCCGGCGCCTGACGCTTGTCCTGAATTCAGGCAATCGCGACACCAAAGGCGGGCAGATTCCTCGAAAGAACTTGTGCTGGACGTGATGGACAAGAGGATACGGCCCGTATCGATGGAATCTGCGCCTTCGGAGTGGAGCATTCCCCCGGCTCCGGTTGTAATATCGCCGCCGAACAGCGCGGCCCCGCTGGCGCTGATGCTACCTGCACTGACCACACCGGTAGTCGAGACCGAGCCGCCCGATATTTTCCCGGTCGCGGTTACGGTAGCGCCGGATACGTCTGCTGTCGCTGCAAGGGATTTCCCGGAGACCGCACCCGTACTTGTCAGCGAAGAACTGTTAATGGCTCCTGCCGAAACCGCGCCGGAGATATTGACGGTTCCGTCCCCATTTACCCGGAGACCACAGGTCGTCGCGTAGCCGCAGAGTGAAATACTGCCGTAGTTGGCGCCGACGTTCCACTCGATATCGCCCTGCTTGGAGCCGCCCGGATCCCCATCCGCCGGAATGGCGCCATCTACAGTCGGCCCCAAATGGGTCACGACCCGCTGCCAGCCATCTGCGGCCGATGGGTTCCCGCTATCGTTCCACAGCACCATCTGGAATTGGTTCTTCGTCCCAACCCCAACAGGCATCTGCCAAATCTGGTAACTCTGTGTCGGGTTGTCCGTGGTGAGTTGCTGCTGCTTCAGTGAGGGCACAAAGATGTTGTCGCCATCGATCAGCCAGTTCCCGATACCACCGTCAAACTGGATGTGATGCGGGATATTGCCCCCGAACAGGTACTCATAGCTGTCTGTCGTGAGCGCTGCGGGCTGGTTTCCCGCGTTCATCGAATGGCCCTGGAAATAGATGGAGTTTGCAGGAGCAGTCCCATTAACTACGGTCGGTCCATCCTCTTCATCCATCGTAAACTGGTGGATCAACGACTTGTTCGTGGCGCTCGGGATGAGGTCACGGGCATCGATGATGGCGTACCAGTTGTTTGCGAACGCACTGGATGCGGCTCCGCCCCCGATAAACACGACAGGTGACGTATATTTGCTCCAGACGGTATCGAGCGTTGTCGTCTGCGGAACCTGTCCGGCGACTCCGGTTCCCCATGATGGAACATCCCATCCCCAAACCGCGATAGTCGTATCACCCGCCGCGGGTGCCGTTTTCACGACTGCCGCATAAAGGTTCCGTTTCGGAAGAGTGCCCGCAGTATTCGTCAGAGACAGCGCAGGATTGGGACTGTTCGTTGTGACATACATGCTCGGGTGGATCTGCGCGGCCTGAGAAGCCGTCAGTGGTGCTTGCAGAACGATTGACGTAGCGGTGTAGGACGCAACCGGGAGGACGAGCCGGGCTTGCTGATTGCCGAACAGAATGCAGTGGGCCGCCGTGTCAAATCCACCCATCGCAACGATCGATGCTGCACCGCCTTCGGGGGGCTGTTCGGAGATAGGATTACGAGAAGTATAAACTGAACCCAACATATTCAGTGCATAACCACATCCGGCTGAGTACGGCCCATACGGGTCAGTCTGTTGCAGAACTTGCCGCTGCATGTAAGTTCCGTCTGCGTATTGGTTCCATCCACCGATCAAGTCAGCCTCGTAACCCCTCGCCGGATCGAAACCGCCGGAGAAGGTATCGGAAAGATAATTCGCAAAAGCGTCTGCACCTGCGATCATTTTACCTGTCAGCAGGTTTGCCGTCACATTCCCGTTCGCATCCAGTCCAGCCACGCCTGACGGAACGCCCTTCTGAGAGCTCGGAATCAGTTCGGATGACAGGTTCACCGGAGCCGTCGTCAATGTCGCCACAACCGTAGCAACCGAACCAGCAGACAGGGAGCTGCCGGACGGGGTGACGGCCGGAGCCGTCTGATACCCCCAGCCGCCAAGCGTCACACCTGCTCCCGCCAGTCCCCAGCCGAGGCTGAATTCTGGCGGAGTGCATCCCGACGTTGTGGATGTCAGGGTCACGGGATTGGCTGGCACGTCTGCCGCCGACCCGGCCGTTCCGCCAACCGAGACGGTGACGACAGATCCGGACAGCCCGTTCCCATCCGAGACAATGATTTTCGTGCCGGTGCCGGCCAGCGTGAACACGCTTGAGGCCGGACAGGCATTGCCGGCCGCCGTTACCGTTGCTGACGTGACCGTATAGCCAGAGGGGACGATCTGGGCTGTCTGGCCCAGGGCATTGCCGGCAACGGTCAGTGCCAGAGGAAGATCGGCCGGGGCATAAGCGCCCGGGCTGGCCACGGTCGCCGCAGAGACGAAACCTGAATAGAGTGCCGCTGGCGACATATTGCCGGTAGGGCGGCCTGAGGCATCAAATAGCGGCTGGCCGGACGGGGTTCTGGACTTTACGTCAAGCACGCCGCTACCGCCCGGGATGAAGCCCTTCATGAGGGCAGGATCCGCATGAGCCACACCAAAAATGCCGCAGCAGATCAGGGAGAAAAGGATTTTCTTCATGTGCTCGAAACGCTTTCGGTCGCTACACCACTGTTGTTCCAGAATGTGCCGGGGCCTGTTCCGGGATCTGATGTTGGCAGAGAGGTAATCCAGCCTGCATAGGATTTCTGCATGGCGGCCTGGTTCAGGGTTGCTCCGCTTTCTGTTCCTGTCACAGGACTGTACGAGATCGCATCCGCGCTCAGGAACAGGCCACCGTCCTCAGGCGCGATCGTGGGCAGCGTGGGGGCAATCTCAAGCAGCCCCATCGCCACAATGGATGCCGCGAAATTACTGGCCGTGATGTTGCATGGCGCATAGCCCGTGAGAGTGCCCTGGGCATCCGTAACGGGCCGAAGGAAGACGAGCAGATCCGTCGCCTGCACGCTGGTCTGCGTAAGGGCGGGATCAGATGCGAGCTGTGGCATTGGTTTACCCGAAGATCAGGGGGTTTCCGGAGGCGTCAGGCACAATGGCCGCACCGAGAAGAAAGGCGTTGGGCGCATAGGCGGGAACAGCCGGGGTGATCAGGGACGGCGCAGGACGAACCACGATCGAAACCGAGGTATCCAGGGTTACGTCGAACGATGTCCGGACCGAGATCATGACCTGCTGCGGACCAGAGGCACTCCACTGGGTCCAGAGCGCCACGACGGGACCGAACAGGCTCACCCAGGCGATGGATGCGCCGGAACACTGCGCTTCGGCAGCCACGACCCGTTCACCACGATCCAGCAGCCCTGAGAAATCAACGCCATAATCCGCACCTGAGCCCAATGCCGCATTGGGCCAGCAGAGCAGAAGCGGCGCGTTGATCCCGCGAACCCGGAATGCGGGTGGCACGTCCGCACGCACGATGCGCCGGCACGGTGAGTACATCAGGAATACTCCCAGATCCGGATCAGGCCCGAAGCACCCGTTCCCCCGGTGGTGGCGCCGAGCTGACTTCCGGATGCCCCTGAGCCAGAACCATATCCACGGGGTGCATCGGTGGTGATCGCTGTGCTCGTCGTATTGACGGAGTTGTTGCCACCCGTCCCGAAAGGACTGTTTGTGCCCAGGGCCGGGAGAGGCAGGCCGGGATTGGAGCCGTTCGGGACGAGCAGGCCGTTCATACCGTTCGCACCCTGGACTGCGTCCAGAACAGTCAGTCCGGCGGCCGCGGAAATTACGGCCGAACCACCACCGGACTGCGATGTCCAGCCCCCGCCGCCTGGAGCGGTTGAGGTTCCCGCTGCACCTCCAGCCCCACCTTTGGCTGTGAGCCATGTGCCGAACAGGGTACTGCCGCCGGTGCCACCGTTCGCCCCCTCAGCTCCGACGCCTCCCGCGCCGATCGTCAGGGGGACCGCTGAAAGAGTGATCGTGGACAGATCAAACAGGGCACGGATAAACGCCCCGGCTGCTCCCGCTGTGCTGACGGAGGCATAATTCGTCCCTGCAGCAGCCGGGCATCCCCCGGCCGCGCCTCCAGGCCCGACCATCTCCACGAGAATTTTCGTGGCCGAAGCAGAAGGGGTGTAGGTGGTGTTTGCGGTATAATTGGTGACCGAAAGAAGCCGGCCACTCTGAACTCCGGAGAAGAAATCCACCCATGACGCCCCGGATGCTCCAGGGACAGTCAGGTTGGCATCCGCTGTTGAACGCCAGTATTTTCCCGCCGTGGATGGATCGGCCACGATCGCATTCAGCGGGTAGCCGCCCATTGCCGCAGCAAGGGCGGCATTAAAGGGAGCTACGGTTCGCGGAGCGGTAGCGGCCAAGGAAGGATAGAAAGGCGCTGCCGACGCCACAGAAATCATGTCTGCGGTGATGGCCGTCACGCCAGATGCCACCGTGACAGACCATAGAGGCACAGAGCCCGAAGGCACGGTTGCCGCTATTCCCAGTGTGATCTGGGATGAACGGATCGTATCTGTCGAAGACCCGTCATTGTCCGGCCCGGCATAGACCTGCGTTGGTGTCGCCGAATTGTAGAACGGAAGCACTGCCGGGGTCGTGTCCGTCACGCTCGGCGTGGCATAGATGATATACGTTCCCGCAGTCGAGGGAACGGTCACCTGGGTGGCATCCGGCAGGATGTATTGAATCGGAAGAGGACTGCTGTCAGCGGCAAGAACGCCGTAAGACGTGGTGTCCACCACCCCAGGGCTTACGATCTGGCCCGGAGCGACAGAAACGATCATTCCCGAAACCGGCGTGCAGGCGAACCCGCTTGCCCCCGTACCGCCCTCTCCGTAGAGCGCGCCGGAGATCCGCCCGATACCGATCTGCGTGAAGCGGGCCGCCTGCAACTGGTCTTCGACCAGAGGGATCTGGGCCGGATAAATGATCTTTCTGTCCATGTCAGCGCCTTACAAAATATCTTGCCCGAAATCCCCGACGGGGAGGCCATTCATTCCACCGGATATCCAGAAAACAACGCCTCCGGCTCTTGTCTTTTCGATTTCGGCGCAAACCGTGTCCGGCGGCGCATTTGTCGGCGCGTCTTTCAGAAGGATGAACCCCTGAAAGGGGACAAGAAGGCTGCCATACCGCAGCGTTGGATCGCCGATTTCTGCCGTATAGCCAGCTTCCAGATTTGTTCCATACCCGAAGCCACCCCCGATAGCGGGACTGGCGGCTGTAGCCATGCCTTTCGTGTCGTTCGCGTTTCGCGGCTCGACAAGTGCCCAGCTATCGTCCCAGCTATCCGCGATTGCGGCCTCAATGGCCGGGCGCGTGAACCTCAGCGGGACGAGGGCAGCTTCAATTCTCGCGCGGTATGCGTCGTCGGTCTCGCCCGTCTCACGCGGGAGTTCCGATCCGAAGAAGTCCTGCGCATAAATGTCCAGCATTGCGCCCGTCGCGGTGGCGAGGCGCTGCTGGGGGTAAACGTATTGAAGAAGAGACCATGCGAACTGGAAGACAGCCCCGCATCCCTGAAGCATGGCGTTTAGGACGGGAGCCTGTTCGGTCTCCCCAGAAGCGGGCGGGGAAGGGAACCATCCATCAGGAAGAAGGGCGCGGAGGCGATTGGCGAATTGGGATGTGGTGAATATCTGAGGAGCATCAACCATATGTCACCGCGCCTGCGCGGATGGCCACCCCCGCCACGCCAGCAATGTCAGACGTTCCGCCATTCAGGGTGACGCCGGAAACGCTGGAAATCGACGTTGAGGCCGCGTAGATGATCTGAATGATCTGCGTGTAAACCGCGCCATCTCCGATCGCCAGACCGTTGAAGTAAGACGAGATGTCAGCCGTTACTGCGCCCTCAACCGTCGATGCCGACGCGCCAGATGCGAGCGTCAGCACCATGGCAACCGCAGGCCGAACAACCGTCGGACGCACGACCTGAATGGATACGGGCGAGGCCCGATATTGATCTGCGATCGTGTAGGCTTCCGTCAGAATGGTGTCTGACACATCGCCAGAACCATCATCGACATAGATGGTGATATTGCCCGGATCCCAGTCGCCCGCTGAATCATAATTCTCGATGCCGTCGCACTGGATGTCAGTTCCGATCCGCTCCACAGCGGCGATGATAGCGGCGAGCGTCCCGCGTCCGAGTGACGCAATCCAGCTCGGAAAATCAGCCCGCACCTCCGCGTCAGTCTGGGCATCAGACCCGTTCGTCAGAGCGGCGGCGTTCGTTACCGTGTCGATGCCGGATATCGCGGTCCCGAGCAGGCAGATTGCGCCAATCCCGACGTTCCCCGCCGTCCCGGACGTCTCGCACGTCACTGGAACAGTGATGGAAGACACGCCAGCCTGCCGGACATAGCCCCCCGCAGTCGCGTCCCATGCGGTGTTGGTGCTATCTTCCGTGACGTCATAGGTTATCCCGGCGACCGTTCGCACCGCTACGCCCGGAACAATCGTGGCAGAGGTCTGAGAGGGCGTGAAAGAAGTGAACGTCACGGTCCCGGTGGCCGCATTCCCTGCGCTGCGGGAAAAACCGAAGTCAGCGATGAAGCTGTCAACATCCGTCCCCTGGGACGTCGAGAGGCGATTGCGCGTGAGGATCTGAAGCGCAACGTACTGGAGCCAGAGGCCGACGCCAGAGACAGATTCAAGAATTGCCAGACCGGCCGTGCCGGTTGAAAGGTCCAGAAGTGTGGTGCTTGCCGCCTGCGCTGCTGTGACCGCGCCTGAAGTGATCTGCGCAAAAGAGCGAAGGGAAAGAGCCACGACTGACACCCTAGCTTGCCTGATAAGTCAGGGCTTGAATGGTTTGGGTTTGGCTGTCGGTGTATGAGACATCGCACCGGAACAGCCCTGAAGGCGTACTCGTCACAGTGACAGTCACGGGCTGCGTCTGATCAACGCCGCTCTCGGTTGCCATCTGCTGCTGAACCACACTCTGGATCGTCCCGGCATCCATGGCCTTACCGACCATCGCAGCTAGTCCGGCGCCATAATCGAGGTGCCAGAGATAGCCACCGGGATTGGTGCAGAGACGACGGAGAATTTTCTGTCGTGTCTCTTCAGCATCGGAAACGGTTGCAAGCGCTGCACCGGTCGTCAGAACCAGATCGCCGCCGATTGTGTGTGACAGTGCGCTCAACCGACAGGCCCCCCCGTGTCCGCGCCGTCATTGCCGTTTGTATGGACGTGGCTGCTCAGGCTGTGTTCGGACGTCTTGACATCACCCTGAGCCACGACATTTCCGTCAGTGGTGATCGGACCGCCCGTTATGGCGAGCCCCGAGGCACTGAGGGTCATGACGCATGATCCCACCTTGACGACAAATGACCCGTTCTGCACCGATCCGGATACCGTCCCGGCGCCGAAATAGAGCGCGGTGGGCGTGATGTGCCAGTAAGGCGCCCCAGAGGTCGCTGCGCCCGCTGTTCGCCCTGTCGTATCCTGCGGCGGTGCGCCGCATCCCGTCTGGATCAGCATCTCGCCCGGCTGCGCCACTTCGCCAGTGGCGGGAGAGACGGGAGCCCCGACGATATCGTCAAACAGACTGCCCGTGACGACGTTGTGTTCCGCATCCCCCTCCTGCGGGAGGACTTGCACCTGCTGGCCGATATGGGGCGGGGCACTGATCCGCAAGTCACCGACAGCCAGGGACATGAACGGCAGCCAGCCGGTTTCCGTCTCGTCGGGTTGGATCAGGACCTTGCAGGAGTGCGTCACGGGATCAACCGCCGAGACCAGACCGAGAACAGGCTGGGGGATCCGGTTCAGAGACCCGGCGATGACCCCGCGCGTTGCTCCGTCAGTCATACTCGCCGTCCTCATTGTCCGCCGTGCTGCGGTTCCGAAGCGTTACGGACTGCGTGAAACTTCCGCCTGGCGTGAAGCTGGTTGTCACCGCATCCACATCGATCGTCCCGTCCCAGGTCGTTCCGGTTCCGCTAATCCGAAAGAACTGGCGCGGGGACAGACTAAGAAGTCCCGGAATGGAGAGGGACACGGTTCGTTCGTGAGCCACAATCTGCTTGTAGAGCATCTGGGCTTTGGCAAGCAGCATGTCCTGCTTGAGCCCGGGGAAGCGGAAAGAGTGGAGCATCCCGTTATCAAGGGATTTCGTCTTGCTCCCGCCCGTAGCCGAGAAATAGACCTCGGCCTTGATCCGCTGCTTGCCGTCCCAGGAGATGCAATGCACCTCGACGCCCTTGGCGATCTGATAATCCCGTTCCATCATGAGGGACCGGACGTTGATCTGTATGGGCGCGCCGTTGCCGGGGTCATAGTAGGGCAGCGGATGGACGACGGAAGAGCTGTCTGTCGGCGAGGGGTACGGCGCACACACGATCGTCTGACCATTCGCATACAGGTCGCAGTTTGAGCCGTTGGCGACATACCGGGCCAGATCAAAGGCTGTCTGGAAGCGGTGCTGTGCGGCGGATGACTGGCGCTTGTGCTCAATCTGCCAGTATTGCCCCTCATAACCGCCCGGCAGGGTAACGTCCGGCGTCAGACCTGCCGCCGTGATGGCGGCCGTGACCAGTTCCGATCCCGTCTTGTTCAGCCATGCATCCATGACCCGAAGATCCATGAGCTTGGCGAGATAGTCACGCCCTGTGATCTGCAAGGTGGACGCGCCGGGATCAAAGGAAACATGGTCCACGAACCCCGTAAACATGCGGGTCCACTGGGAGCCCGCCGTTTCCTGATCCCGCATTTCTACAATGATCGGGATGTCCGCCAATGTCTGGCCCGATGCCGGGTCTGCAAGGTCGAACCAGTACCCGTTTGTGGAAATGGCTCCACGGTCAATGGAAAAACTCAGATCAACGGTGTCGCATCTGGCATAGCGCGTCCGCTGGATCGTCACCGACGTCGGGTAATATCCGGTCGGCTCCACGCCATTGACCAGAACGCGACAGACAGGCGTCCTGAAAGGTTTCCGCTGGCTGGAATGGCCGATAACGATGGTTGTGTCGCTCATGCGTCAGTCCTGCGGCGGGTACCCGTCAGTCAAACTGCTGTCCTGCGCGGGTATTTGCAGCGTGACAGGCGTAGAAATGCCAGACAGGTCCGGGTCGGACATGCCGTTCAGTTGCGCAATCCGCCACCATTGGGTGACATCAGCCAACTGCACTGCGGCCACATGATAAAGCGTCCGGTCCGCCGCCGTTACCGTCACAGTGCTCATGACAGAGTTCCCGCCGCGATCTGCGTGTTCGTGGCCGCTCTGGTGACAGAGGCCAGCCCGTCCACGGACGTTGACGCAATGCGGGCGTTTTGGGCCAGCGTCGTCAGTGAACCTGCGCCATCAAAGGTGATTGCTGACAGGTTTGCGCCCGCCTGAGATGCCACCGTACTCAGAGTGGTGGTGGCCGACGTAAAGGACGAAGCCAGAGACGCGACAGAAGACGGAGCCGCGGCAAGGTTCGTCACCGCGCCCGTGATGCCGCTCACGCCAGACAGGGCGTCATTGACATCCGCCAGCCCTCCGCCAGCCCCGACCAGCGTGGCAAGCGGGGTGATCTGCCCGACGACAGTGCCAATTTCGCTGGAGAAATCATCGATCGTGCTGGTCACGCTCGAAACCGCGTCCGAGACGGACGTCAAAGCGTCCGCCGCATCAGAACCGATCAGCGACGAAAGTGCAGACGTCGAAGTGCTACTCGCCGTCGTGACGGACGAGCGTTCAAGCTGGATGGAATAGGGGATGACTGCGCCTTTCAGCGTGTAATCATACCAGTATTCCGCAATTTTAACTTGAGCACTGAGCCCGGCACCGGAAAACGTAATCGCCTTACCCGCCACACGCAGAGCCTCAAGGGCTTGCGCGCGGGAGAGAGCATTTACGCCCAAAAATCGCCCGGATAACGTTAGCCGCGCTGGATCGTTACCCGTGGCATCAACCACGCGGCTCCCGCCCAGAAGCTGATGAATGACAAGGCGCTGTTGACCGCCGACCCGAAGAGAGTCAGGGACCTCCGCGCCTGTCAATGTCACAGACCCGATGACCACCGGCGCCGCAGACGACAAACGTCCGACCGCGCCAATGGCGGCTTCTATGGAAGTCAGGGACATTTTGGAGGGCCTGAGATGATGCGCGCTAGGCGCAATTCTTCATGGTGTTCTTACCTTAATGGCTCCTGGGACCAGGTACAAGGCATTTCTGGGGGGCCGCACCGGCGTGCTACCGTCATCGCATGCGCTTTCTGATTGCCGTTTTGCTCGCATGCACATCTCCAGCCGTCGCAGCAAACTGCCCCGACTTCAGTCCAGGCGGCCAACTCCCCACGCAATCAAATGCTGGACCGGTACTGTGCAGCCAATTTTACGCCGCGCAGCAATCACTGAACGACCGCGAGCCCCTTTGGTCAGCCGAGCATCTGACGGAGGAGGGGGTTGAACAGGCGCAGGCGATGACGGGCAGGGCTCCATTCTACCCAGATACACGCCTGCCGGCTGGGCAGCGCGCAGAGCTGGACGACTACCGGCGCTCCGGCTGGTCGCGTGGACACCTGACACCGAGCGGCGATACGCCAGACCGCGCTTCACGCATCCAGACGTTCGCACTCTCGAATATCGTCCCACAAAACGCCCGCATGAACTCCGGTCCGTGGGACAAGATCGAGCGCGCCGTGCGCAATCTCGCGACACAGGACGGAGAACTGTACGTCGTGACCGGCCCTGCATTCAAAGAGGACCTGGGCACGATCGGCAGCGATCATATCCAGGTCCCTTCCTCGATCTGGAAGGCGATTTATGACCCGGCAGACGGCGCCGTCGCAGTTGTCGTGTGCAAAAACCAAGCCACACCGTCCTGTGGACAGGTTCCGTTCGACGTGTTGGTGCGCGTGGTGGGAATTGATCCATTCCCAGGGGTAAGCGCCAAGGAAAAGTCGAAGCGAGTTACGGTGAAAGGTTGGCCAGATTGAGCCAAGCGTTCGATTGACTCGAATCCAGACAAAATGCGCCTCTTTATTCCAGAGAGGACAATATGCGCATTTTTGGATATCGCGTTAAAAAGACGTTATACGCAGGTATTATTTCGACTTTATTTTATGCATTCAGTTCGACGGCGCTTGCGTTTCAGCCGCCTCAGCCAAAGCCTACAGCTTCAAGGCACCAGCCGGTCGCACTGCTTGATGGCGGCTCCTACACGAATGTTGATGGAAAGCGGATCCACTCGCCATCTCACACGGCAGGCAATCAGGTTCCATCCGGAGCGTCCGCCAAATGCGGAGACGGGAGCTATAGTTTCAGCACCCATCATCGCGGAACGTGCTCGCACCACGGCGGCGTAGATCAATGGCTGTAGCTCAGTGAGCCCACGCCGCGCCCGGTAGCTGTGGCGTCGAAAGGCCATCGGCACCACTGGACTGCGCCCGCCGGGCCTGTGTTGCCTGCCGGGCGTTCTGGGCGTTTACATGCTGGGCGATTTCTCGGCCATCAAGATAGACGTGAACGTGGTTTTCAAAATCGCGCTCAGAACTTCGATAGTCGCTGATCGCCCCGCCGGCAGAACCAAGAAGTCCACCGACAACCGCGCCCGCTGCCGTGCCGGCGCCTGGAAGAACACTTCCCGCCACAGCGCCCCCGGCTGCGCCAGCGATGCCACCCTCCAGAAGATGCCGAAGGGGAGCCGGGATATAGCTGAAGACCGTCCCGATCCCCTTGGCAAGGCCCGTCATGATCCCCGTGAGGATGCGCACGTCATCGCCGAACTGGCGCACGTCGTCCGGATGCGCCTTCACATAGGCCGTTACGTCCGTCAGTGACGATGTAATCATTCCCACAGCCTTGACGACAGGCGTCATCATGGCCGTGGATGTGACCGCCTCGAACGCGCGCCAGCTTTCCGTGAAGGCTGAGAACTGAGCACCTGGAGCGTTCTGAAGGAAGGACATTAACGGCGCGTTACCCTGCGCTTGCTGACCGAGGTTTTTTTGATATTCGCGTGTATAGAGGGCAGTATCGGCGGACAAGGAGGCGGCAAGCCGTTGGACAGTGCTCCGGGAAAAGATGTTACTCAGTTCCGAGATAATGGCACCTCGGTCTGTGTATCCATGAGACGACAAGGCTGGAACGAGTGTATCTGCGTACCATTGCGCCGGATCCCGGACGAGTTCGTCACGGTTCACAACATCCCCATGCGCATCCCGCAATCCGATCCGCCGCTGCTCAACTGCATATCTGGCGTTTCGGGTGTTCGGCGCGGGCGACAGCATAAGCTGATCGAGAGATGCCAACGCCGTACCCGCACGGCTTTCCTGCATCACACGCATGATGGAAGGCAGCCGGGCAGTCAGGAAGTTCATGTCAGAGCCGCTGGCCCCAACGCCATACTGCCGCAGGCCGGTCAGGTACTTCTGAAGATCAAACGTGCCCTGCATCGCGAAGGCGGTCTGCGATAGACGCTCAATGAATGTCTTCATCTTGGAGATATCAAGCTGTCCGTTCGGACCATTCAGGCCAGAAATCTCACTGGACTGGATCACGGCTTCGATCTGTTGGATCGCGCTCGGCCCGGCTCCGCGCATGGCGAAAATCTGCCCCGCCCGCGCCATGGTCGGCAGCAGCGCAAGCGCTTCGCCAGCGTCAGCCGTGATTCCGGAAGTGCGTGCGGCCATATCCAGCGTTCCGGCATAACTCGCGCCAGGAACTGTACGGACGGCGTTCAATGCCAAGTCCTGAGCCTGCCGGATCTGGGCGTCAGACCAGAGGCGCCCGTTCGGACCGTAGGCGTTTGCCATCATGGCGGCAGTATCGCCGACATTCTCTCCCTGCTGGAAGGCAGAGTGAACGCCGCGCCCGCCAAGATATGCGCCCCCCATGGCAGCATAAGGCCCGATGGCGCGAGCCGCTGCGCCTATACCCGCACCAATCCTTGACCCACCCCCAAGATGGATAGGGCCGACAGGAATGGGGTCGAAAGCCATATCCACGTCGCCGCCGGGCGGGACGATAATCCCGCCGCCGCCAGACCCTGATCCCGGTGACGGAAGTAGCATGGGAAGTCCGGCCGGCCCCGAGCTTCGCGGACGCGGACTGCTACTCCCGCTGTCGCCGCCTCCATTCCCCCCGCCGCCACTCCCAAACCCACCACGGAACCTACCGGAAGCCGAAGCCATGTCCCGCGCTGCACGCGCTGCACGCTCAAGGTCGTTCGCAATCCCCGCAGCCAGACGACGGGCGCCCCCAAGGCTCGACACCATCTCAACAAAGCCCATATTCACGGACTTCTGCGCCTGGGCGATTTTATCCATGTTCCGGAGCATTTCGCCGATAGGGCCATTGATCCGGGTAGCATCCGCGACAAACGAAACGCCGATCTTGTAGGCTTCAATGGTTTCGCTCACAGGCTATCCTTTCAGGCAAAAAAAAGCCGCCCGGTGAGGGGCGGCGGAACAATGTGCTTGACCACGCGAATCTGTTCACGCGCGCGGCATAGGAATTCGTAGAAGCGTGATACGTTGGGATAAGTCCATAGTTATCCCCGTTATTAACGTTATTCACATTAAATTTTTGAAATTTTTTAAGTTATGCACACCGTGGAATCGCCCTATCAACAGAAAAGAGATTTTATCAACAGGGTTGAGCGATTTGTAATCTTCTCAAATCGTATGAAACAACCTGTGAGCGCGTTACCCATAACGCACAGGAAGCCCTTTTCCGAAAAAGGGAAAGACTACTTTAATGAAAGGACGAGGGAGCGCTTGTCTATGCTCACCGCCAAACAGGTTGCAGAATATTTCTTAACCAAAGCTGACCCAGAGGTTGGCGATGAAATATCTAACCTCAAACTCCAGAAGCTTTGCTATTACGCGCAAGGCTTCAGCCTTGCTTTATACGATAGACCTCTTTTCAGCGGTGAAATTCAAGCTTGGATGCATGGTCCTGTGATACCTGAAATTTATCACTGTTATAAGGAAAATGGCTCAAAAGGAATTTCGGCTCCTGAAGGCTTGGATTTTAGTTCATATGACGAAGATACGCGAGAACTTCTCGATGAGGTTTTTGATGTGTATGGCCAGTTTTCGGCGTGGAAACTTCGCAATATGACTCACGAGGAAGCCCCATGGATTGATGCTTGGGACCCGGATAGGGGTGCAAGCGTTATAACTCATGCTTCTCTTGGAAAATTCTTCAAAGGGCGACTAAACGGCTGATCAGCTATGGCTAGTAAAAAAAGATCTAGGATAAGTCGTCAGGATCCGGAAAATGGAAAGCTGATAAAGGCTGTTGAAAGCGGAAAGACCAGTTCAGACAGCCAAAAGCCACTTTTCTGCTTTGAGCATATGGTTTCTGGATACGATATAAATGAGTGCGAAAGAAATGAAAAAGCTCAAATATTGAGCGCGTTATATACTCGCTCTCGCATGTCGTGGTCTGAGCTCAGAACAGCTCCACGTCATGGGTTGGGGTATGAGAAAATTGCAAGAACATCTATAAACCCAACGGTCCCCGAGGTCATTACGGAAGATGTCGATATTATTGCATTTAGATGCATCGGCCTTGCCCCAATGATTGGATATAAAGACGGAAATATTTTCAGAATAGTTTGGATAGATCGTGAATTTAAAGTTTATGACCATTAGTTAGCCGCCCCGAAGGGCGGCTCCATAGTCAGGCGGCTTCCAGCGCCCGTTGTGTTTCTTCTGACTGCCCGTATGCCTCATACAAGGCGACGAGCGCTTTCTGCGCGGCGGCTGATAAGTGCCGTTCCGGGTTGGGTGTCCCGCAGAGCTTGTCACCCCAGAAGTTGCGGATATCGTTCTCAAGCCGCTGCGACCAACGGGCCTGTCCTGTGACGAGCAGGCACATCTTGCGCTCGAAGTCTTTCCCATCAGCCAAAGCCAGCGCACTCATGACACCGGCTCCGGCTTCTTGGCGAAAGGGCGTAGGATCGCCACCATGCGAGGCGACCACTTGAGCTGCTGCTGAGAGCCTTTTCCGTGACGGCGCGTCGTGTCAAAGAAACGGCTGACTTTCTTGCCCTTAGCTGTAGGCTCGTAGGAGCTACCGACGGCCGAACTATCGACCTTCACCTGATAGCCCTGCTGGATCAGTGTCACATTCACTGCCCTGACACTCATGCCGATCTCTTCACCGATCTGCGTCGGCGTCAGATAGTTCTCCGCCTTGGGTGCCGCGATGGATGTTGCGCCCAGCAGTTCCAGCGGATTGATACCCGTCAGTTCGTGCGTTCCACGGGCTGCCATCAGGCAGCGCTGGTTCTCATCAACATTGGGAAGGGTAGACGCCACAGAGAGAAGGCGGCGGTAGGCCACATCGAAGGCTGGTTTGCGGGTGCGTTTGGCACGGACAGATGGAGCTTCTCCCTTCATCAGAGAGAGTAAGGCGCGCAGGCACTGAACATGGAAGGCGGGGCTGATCCACTGGGCATAGGCTAGAACCAGTTCTTCGGAGCCGTAGGTGCCTTGGTTAGAGCCGCCTTTCACCGAAGAAACGGGCGATGCGGAATTTCCCGCATCGGTCAGTTCCGTAACAAGAGCCTGCGCCTGGTCATTGCGGAGCCACTCGCCCGGCCGCTTTCCCGGCTCGCCGCCCGGTTGGTCGCCCGCGTTCCGCTGCCAAGAAAGCATCCGTCTCTTTGCGCTTGGATCAGGACGTGCTTGAGAAGTTCAAGAGCACTGGGCCCGGTTGGCAGACCCGCATCAATGAGGCCCTGCGCCGAGCTTGAGCGCTTTCTGACTCCCCCTCCGTCTCAAACTCCGGCATGTTGCAGAGTGTGAATGGAGGGGTGGATGAAGAAGTTTTCCATAATTGGTGCTACGGTACTTGTCGTAGCTGCGGCGGGTATTTTCTATTTTAGAAATCCTGCGCCTTCATGTAGCAGCGCCGAAGTTGAACGCTTGACTGTGGAAATTCTTGGGGAACAACTCAAGATACCGGGATCACTTTCTCTTACGAATATCATTGAAAAATCAGGTGGATTTTTTGGAGTAAACCGCGTCTGCGAGGCTGATATTCAAGGCATCCAAGGAGGAACTGAAATGTTCGGGGTCAAGCTTAACCGGGTACGCTATACCAGCTCAGTTACGCAGGATACCCGCAGGGTATATGTAACCGCAAAACTTGCGGCGTTTAGCGATAATTAGTTCTCTTCCGGGCATTTCAAGACGTTGATCGCAGATGTTTTTAGGGTAGGGAGCCCGAGTAGGATTGCCTCGTAGCCATTCCGCCTCATGGCGTCGTGTTTTCGTCGTCAGGAATGTTCGGAAGCGGTCGCCCGCAGAGCGTGCGCACAAGGACACGGGCCACACCGTGCGCCACCTTATCCTCATTCCGCGCGGCGGCAACGGCGAGTTCTGGGCGCGGCGGCTGATAGTTCCCCTGTTCAAGCCTCCCGACCTCGAACACCACCGCCTTGATATCGTCCGACCCGATAGAGGCCGCCACCTTCATGCCGGGCCCTGAGACGCGCTCGCCGTATGATTCGCGCATGTCGCCGGTCCGAACGCCCGGATCATCTGGAGTGAAACCCAGACGAATACGCTCGTTGATGGTGCTATCGGCGAGCGGTGCGGTCGGGAGACCCGGTTCCGGCCCGTCGAGGTATTGCCCAAGCTGGGCCTGCGTGGCCTTGCGGATACGGATCGCGCCATCCTCAACGCCCTTTTGCACCGCGCGCGGCACTGTCGGCATGACCCGCTCTTGCATGAACCGCAGAAAGGAGCCCACATCACGGAACTCTCGCATCATTCCCCCTTCTGCAAATATCGCATGCTGTCCCAGTCGAATCTGGCCCCGCGCTCTTCTGCGATAGCAACGCATGCGGCCATACGGCGTACATTGCTCCATTTCGTAGCGACCGACCACGGAATCCCATGATCGGCCAGAAACAGAAGCTCACGGAAGAGCGGGGACCGACTCAGTTTTTTGCCGCTTCGACCCCGGAAACCGCTTCTTGGTCAGCCATGAAGACCTTCTGAAGCGCCACGACACCGGAGTTTCCAAGGCGTCGGGCCAGGGCTTTGACCTCTTCCTTTGTCTTGGGGAACGGGACCGGTACATCGTCGATTTCGGACACGGTTGCGATCTGCTGTGCATAGCCGAGCCATGCCCCAGCCGACGCGCCGGACATCGCCGACCCGGCCGCCTCGATCAGATCCAGCATATCGCCGGGGTCCACCTCTTTCAGGGTGAACTTTCGGCCATCTTCGAGCGTGATTTCGGCAGGAATAGGCATCAGACCTTGACCTTCTGCGAAGCGTTGAATGTGAACGACTGCATGACCATTCCGTCATTGGCCCAGGAGCCAGCGGCATTGAGCACGATGGAGACGTTCGTGTACTGCCACGTTGTCGTGCTGCCATCCGGCTCGGTGATGTACTGGTAAAGCGTGCCATTCGTGATCGTGCCGGCCGACCAGAATGCAGCCTCCGTGCTGGCGATCAGATCATCCAGATTGGAGTTTGTGCGCTGACACTGGACGGTGCCAGACCATCCATTCGGGACTTCGTAAGTCGTCGGCTGGCTGTTGAGAGGAACGGAACGGAGGGCGACGGTTCCCTGCTGGGACGTGAAGGATACCACGTCAGGCAGTTCGACGGTCGAGCCATTCCAGCGGAACACCACGCGGGTGTCCCGGCCGATGCTGAAGGGTGCGGTCATGGATCTGCCTTACGTGTTGCTGACAGTGACGGTCACGCCAGCGCCGCCCTGGAGGTTGACGATGAAGTACCGCACGATCCCCTGGTACTGGACCTGGACGTCAGCCTGAACGTACCCCTTTGAGGTCCGGGACTGCGGGTTGTTTGTGCTGTCGCACGTCACTCCATAAGGCAGCGTCGTGGTGGTCCCATCAAGAATTCCCTGTCCGGCGCAGTCGGAGAGGAAATCAAGAATTGACGCGCGGACATCCTGAAACAAATCACTATTGATCGCCTGACCAACATACGCGCCCATAGCGTTTACGAACGAGTTCGCCAGATAGTTCGTGATACGGGTGTATTCGTCGCCGCCGTCTGTGGCTGAGTCGGACGAGTTGATGCCCGCGCGCACGGCCCAATACGATCCGCCCGGTGCCGGATTGCAGATCACGTCAATATCGACCTCGAACAGCGCAGAAAGTTCGGCGGACGAATAAGTCTTGCTGCTGGTCGATGCGAGACCGGCCTTCTGGCTGCCCGTGATACTGTAAAGCTGCTGGTTCAGGGCCGGGAGCTGGGGCGACAGAGACGCAAGCCGTCCGGCTTTCCATGCCTGCGGTGACGTCAGAAGCGTTCCGAGGGTGTCATCCGTGTAATAGATCCAGTCACCAAACATGACCGAGACGCCATAGCTGTCCAGACCGGCAGCGGCCTTGACGGAGACTGCGTTTGCAATCGTGTCTCCGGACGGACCGGTCACGATCATGTAAACGCCTTCACCAAGCCCGAACGTGGCCTGCGTGGTCCAGCTCGTCTGGTCGGTAAGCCCGTGGATCAGGCCAAGCGCGCAACCCTGACCAAGCAGGGCATACATGCCAGTATGCGGAGTGGCATCAGAACCGATAAATTCGGCAGTCGTTGGCGTGCCGCCGTCCGTACCCCCGGAGAGGGTTACCGTGGCTGCGGCAAGGGAAGTGCCGGAGTCCGGAACCGTGATCGATACGATTGCTGTGCTGTCCGCAGCCACGAGAGCGGCGATGGCTGACCATGTCGCGCCTGTGTAAGCCCACGTCCCCAGATAGGCATGCGTCAGCGTGAGCATCCAGCCTGAGCCGGAAGCCGCCATTGTCGCCGTGATCGCGTTGCCACTCGTTCCCGTATAAAGTCCGGTGATCGTGACGCCGTTCAGGGTGCCCGTTGCAGCAACGTCGGTCCCATCGGTTACACGGACCACGCGGAAGTCTGATGCGCCCTGGAGCTGGGAAATATTGACGGCAACGCCGGCATCGGTGGCTTTTGCCTGCTTCGGCCCGAACGTCGTGAGATAGTCAGCGATGCCGCCGAGGATCTGCGGGGAATTGATCGGGCCCCATCCGGCCGTGCCGACAATGCCGATCCGGCTGGTCGAGACGCCTGAAATCGTCACAGTCGTGGACTGCTGGACCTGGACATACAGGTCCGGAACCGTCAGCGCCGTGGTGTTCAGGTCGCCGTATTGGTAAATGCGCGGCATGTCATGCGCCCTTCATGGTGCGAACGGTGAAAAGGTCGAGATTGCCGCGCTTTTTGGCGCTTTCGGCTTCCTCGTCGGTGAGCGTCACGCCCCGCTGGTATCCGTAGCCGTCTGCGGTCACGACATACACGATCTTGGGCGCGGCTTCTGGAGCCTCGGTTTCGGACATTTTTATCCTCAGAAAAGCGGCTGGTCGCCGTAGTGAAGCACCTGACCGTCATTTGCCGTGACGGACATGCCGCCGAACAACATCTGGGCCTGTTGCTGTTCCTGCGTCGTGTCGAAAACCACGGTCATGCGGAACACGCGCCGGAAGATCGAACTCGACTGCTGCGTGTCCACGTCAGACGAACCCGAAAACCTAAGCAGACACTGTGCGCCGGTGTTGTCAGGGAACCAGGGCGTCCCCGACATGCCGGAATCAAGCGCGAGGGCGATGCTGTCCCGTTTGCCCGGGCTATTCGTCCAGAGCGTGACCTGGAATGTCTGCTGCTGGCGTCGGGTGAGGCGGGAGGCCGTAACGTGCCCGGTTGAGGCAACAGCAACTTGCAGCCCAGCCGGGATGGTCAGAGCCGTCCCCGACACGGTTGCGCCCGTGATCTGGGCTGCCAGTGCCGAGGCAATGGTCGCGGCTGTGTCAGTCGAGGTGGCGGCATAGGATGCGACGTGAGACTGGCCGTTCTGCATCATGCGGATGCCGACAATGCCGGTCACGCCGGATGATGGAGCGGTGACGGTGACAACATTGCCAACCGCAGAAATGCCCACTGTTGCGGGGATGGCCGTGCCACCTTTCCACGGCATGCCGAGCCCTTCGCCGATCCGCTTGTATCCGCCCTCAAGCGCTACAATGGTGACGTAGCCTGTGCCACTCTGCAAACCACACGCACCGGTCAGGTTGGCAGTCGTCAGCCAGCCGCGCTGCACGATGACCCGATCACCCGCGATAGATGCGTTACTATCGCCGTTCGGATACAGCACGGAGGCCACGAAGTCCCGTAGTCCGTTCGCCACTGTTCCAATGTCGGACATGTCACACCTGCTGGATGTTCATCAGGCACTCATGGCCGTATTGAGACGAAGACACGCCTGAAATGGTGTAAGTCTGGCCCTGATCCGTCGAGACGGTCATGTATGGGCGCGGCGCCCATCCGGGGACCAGGGGCAGACGCATCAGAAAGGATGCAGCGGGAAGTGAGCCTTGCTCGCCTGACTGTGTGCCTGTACCCCGGCCCGGCTTGCCGATCCATGCGGGCCAGCCTGTCGCCAGGGCGGTGGTGCCGGAAGAAGACGTTCCATATCCGTCCTGCGCGCCCGCAAGCTGGCACGATCCTGTGTCATCGCCATCAGGCAGATCGCCCGCGCCCGGCTGCCCTGAGATTGTCACAAGCGCATTCGTCAGGATGGCTTCGATCGGTCGGAACATTTCGAACCGGGTGATGAAGAAAACCCCTTCGTCCGGGGTCTTCATCAGGTCGCCGGAAAAGACGTCCGTGGTGTCGAACATGCCGAAACAGACCGGCTTGTCCCAGAGGATCGGTCGCCTGAAAGAGAAGGCCGGATCATCATTGAATGTCGCCATGACAGCAGCATAGGCCGTAGCATCCAGCGGGTTATCCCGTCCGGTCGGGCGGTACTGCCACGTCGGAGCGCCGAGACGCTTGGCCGCCATCGCATATCCGCGGGCGGCGTGGCGCTGGATGGTGGTCTGATTGACGGACGGCCTGCATGTCATTTCTTCATCGCCTGCTTGCGGTTCAGGGACACGATCTGGCGGTCGATTTCCTTGGCCTGCGCTGTGGCCTTGAACTTATCGACCGGCATCCCGACGATGCGGGCGTTTGCGGCGTCTTCGCGCCGGTCCTGCTGGGAACGGAGGTAGGCGGAAAGGGTTTTCGGACGGTTAGCCATGTGTTTTTACCTCATTGGAATCAAGGGTGGCAAACTCAACCGATCCGCCACAATAAATGCAGCGCTCAATGCACATAGCCACCGCATCAACGGCACTTGCGCCTGTGTGGAGTGCGCCGTAAGCCAACTCCGCACCGGCGCCGGCCGCCCTAGGCTGGTTAGGGTCGATATGACCAGCGTTCCCATCTTCTGCGAGCAGAAGGGTGCCAACAGAGTAGGCCACTAAGGCGGTATAACCGGAGGGCGGCAGGTCCGAACCAACGACGCCGGCCGCCCATCTCACTACCGAGTCAAGGCGCGCCACCTCGCCAGAAAAGCCAAGGACAAATGTTCCTTTTTCCGGGTTCGTACCGCATACGATCTTTCGCCCGAATCCGGTACGGATACCGTAAGGCGTGGACGTCATGGTATCCGCGGCCATCACGCCGTCTTTCCATGCGATGATCGTCACGGGTCACTTTCCCTTCTTGCCGCGGATCACTTTGTTGGCCTTGGCGTCAATTTTCGCTTTGGCTGACTTCGTGAGGTTTCCGGCTTTGAACTGTTGGGTGGCCCGGGCTTTTGCGTTCACGGCGTGAGCTTTATCAGGCACCGGATAGCTCCGGCCCGGACCGGCGAATGCGCTCTTGGGAAGGCTATTCCGCCGCGTCGTTGTGAGTTTCGCCATCTTCACCGTCCTCCGTGTGTTCGGGTTCATCCTCAGGCACCGTCTCACTGACCGCGCCCGGCTGCGCGCGATGGGCCGCCCCGTCGTGATACGCGGCCTGCCCTTCGCTCAGAGGGCCAATGCGGCCTTCCGACGGCGTGGTATTGCCGTGGCGGTCCACCAGATGCCCGGCCACGGCCTGCGTATTCGTCACGATGATCGCGACGGCTCCGGTAAGAGGGATGGAGCCAGGACGCGCCACAGGCGTGTCAGGGAAGGGCGGCTTGGCGTGGTCATACGTCCGGGAAATCCCGACGATAATGCCGTCTTTGACAAGTGCCCATGAGGTGCGCGGAAGCGCATAGCCGCTCACGTTCGTGATGACTGGGTCGTCAGGAAATGTCATGGCCGTTCTCTCAGATCACAATGGCGGAAGAATTGCCCCTCATTCCGGGACCCGGAGGGATACCGAAGAAGCCGCAAAGCTGCTGCCTGAAATAGTTGTAGAGGCTGACCCGGTCGCGCGCCTCGTTGGCGTTGCGCGTCCAGACGGCGGCCTTGTCGGTGTCGAGATTGCCCCGAGCGCCGAAAATGTCTTCTTCAAGTGCGATGCACCGTCCGAGCGCCTGCCGGATCTGCGCCAGTTCGGCCGGGGCCATGTTCTGGAACCGCCACTCGTTGAAGCCGTACTGCTGGAAGAAGCGCCACGACTGTTCACCGGAGTTGATGCCGCCAAGGGCCGGATAACCCATGTATTTGCGGCACATCACCAGTTCGTCAGCCGTCAGCGGCGTTTCGCCATAGTTCGGCGGAGTGACGGGTGGGTTCGGATTTACACAGCCGGACATTCCACAGGCTCCCAGGATGCCCCACGCTCAATCAAAAGGGCGATGGTCACGGGCTTGGTGACAACCTCGCCCGCTTCCCAGTGAAACACGCCCTTGTCATGAACCGGGTCGATGAAGCCATGCGGCACCGTCAGGCGGATGGCGGACGGGAGGGAGGGATTACCCTCTCCCCCCTGACCGTTAAGACCGCGAGGGCGCCGAGCCATCAGGCGGCGCTGAAGCCGTCAGTGCCAAGGCTCTCGATCACGATGCCGCGCTTGAGGTAGCTGTTCGTCGCGGTCGGGATGATCGTGGTGCTGGCCGTGGTGTCGGTCGGAAGTGCGAAGCCACCGATCCAGTACCAGGACTGCGCGATGATCTGGCGCAGACGGTCCAGCGGCTCACGCGTCACCATCGCCACGCCGTCGATCATTTCCATCAGCGCCGTATCGACGGCGATGTCGGAATAACCCGTTGCTGCGAAGTCACCCTCAACCAGAGCGCCCTGACCAACGACAATCGCGCGATGGATCGGGCCAGCGGACGAGACGATAGCGGACTGCTGCGGGGCTTCCGTGGTCGGGATGAACCGGACGCCCAACATTTCGATGACCTGACCCGTGCGGTATTCCTCGGACCCGTATGCGCCGCGATACAGTTCCTTGAAGTCCGCATCCCGGAACAGGCCCAGAAGCTGGAGATCGTCCAGATAGCAATTGTACGATCCACCGATGGTCGGGACGTTGTTCCGGCGCAGGCCAGCAACAGCGGCCAGCACGTTCTGGATACCAAGCGTGTCGCCAGCAGCCAGGCCAGCCGTGGTCAGGCGGTTGTTCGGGCGGATGACATACGGGGCGACCGCAGAAACCACGGCATTGCCTTCGGTGCCATCGGAAACCGTCACGTTACCGGAGAGCGTCAGCGTGCCGGACACGCCGTCCGGGGCTGTCGAGACGTTGGTGGTGTCAGCCGTGGCCGCAATCAGCGTGTAGCTGCTGGAGCCGACCGTCACCGTCATGCCGTTGGTGCTGCCAACAGCCGTGACCTGACCGTCATAGATGATGCGCTGGAAGCCGCGAATGTCATCCACGGCAATCGTGGTGCCAGCAGCCGAGAGCGTGGTGGTCACGCGGGTGTTGCCGCCGAGGTAGCCGCCGACACCGTTCTGCGCGCCGCCGAACAGGGCATTACGGGCCAGACGGTCGAGCGACTGCATGGCCTGCACGCCGTTGGTGTGGGCATTGGCGAGGAACTGGCTGGCGATGCCGACAGCGGACGTGACCATGTTCAGATCCGTGGTGTCGCCGAACATGTTGATGGAGAGCGTGTATTGCTCCACACCCCAGCCCGACGATGTCAGGCCGTTATCGAAGTTGGTGTTGGCTGTCGGGTTGAGGGCGGTCGTCACCGGCGTCTTGAGGCTCTTGCGGGTCTTGGTGATCGTCTCACCAATGCCGATGGCGAACGTCTCTCGGTCCGCGATTGCGCGGAACCCGAGCTTGGACTTCAGGCCGTTTTCAAACTCGCGGGCAAGGAAGCCCTGCTGAATGGCTGCCTGAAGATTGGCGGGGAAATTCTGGATGGACATAGCTGTTCCGTGATGCTGGGGAAAAGATTGCGCCATCAGGCACGAAAACGCCCAGCATCAGCCGGGCGGGGAAATTCTCAGTTCGACGCGAGGAAAGCCGCCTTGTTGGCGTCATAGTCCTTCGGGTCGAGCGTGCGGGCGTCAACGGGTTCCTGCTTCCCGCGACGCGGGGGTTTGGCCGTGGACGTGGTACCTGTCTCGGCTGCGGTCTTCGGAGGCTCACCGAAAAGATACCCGCGCGACTCCTTGGCGGCGTCCAGCGCCTCGGTCAGGCCGACGAACTGACCGTCTTCGCCGCGCTTCACCTCGGACAGGTCAACCAGTTTCACCACGTCAGCCGGGTTGTGGGCACCGAGGCGGGTTGCGATGGCTTCGGCCTGTGCTGCGAGAATGGCGCGATCACCGGCGGTCTTCACTTCCGCAAGCGCAGCTTCGCTGTCAGCCTTCGCCTTTTCAAGCGCAGCGGTCGAGGCGTTCAGCTTTTCCGTCGTCTCGGTCTGGTACGCCTCGAACTTCGTGCGGAGCGTGTCGCGCTCGCCCCGGATCGTGTCCGCATCCGCCAGAGCGGCCTTCAGTTCTGCCCGGACATTTTTCAGGTCGGCGCGGGCGCGTTCCAGTTCACGGACAGTGTTCGGATCGATGTTCGTGTTGTTGGGATCTTCAGACATCTGTCTTCCGTTCGTTTGTGGCATCAGCCACGTTTACGCCGTCTCCTGATGGGACAGCGTTTTTCCACCGTTCGCGTCCGTCCGCGTCTCTTTCGGAGACTTCGCGACTTTCGCGCCTGATGAAATCTCTGCTTTCACACGCTCCCATTCGGAGCTTGCGTCAGGAATTCCGAGCCGCCCGGCATAGATCACACAAGCGGTTTCATTGGCGATCAGACCGCCATCAACTGCCGTGACCAGCGCTTGGGCCAGCGCCAGAAGTTCAGCTTCGGACGGCTCGAACCACGACGGCCAGTGCAGGCGCATGCCGGCCGGATCGAGTTCCCTGAAGGTATTGCCGTCGATCTCAAGGCCACCGTCGATGACGCGGGAAAAATCGCAGATCATGCGGTAGAGCGGAACGAGGCCACTGTCGCCGTAAGCCTGTCGAAGGCGACTTGCCAGCCAAACCAGCGGCAGGCACATCATCTCCATCGCGCGCCCGGACGTGCCGGCGGCAATTTTGTCCGAATGCGCCCGGTTCCCGTGGAGCTGTTCCAGCACCAGGGCGCGAAGCTCCTGATACTGGGTCAGCACGGCACCGGAGGCCTGCCCGTTGATTTCGAGCAGCTTCGCATCGCCGCCGGGAGGGAGCTGAAGCGCGGAGGCTGAACCGCCCTGATGGGCTGGGCCGTCGTGCCCTGGCTCGTTTCCGCTCGTCAGAACCAAAGTCGGGTCTGAAGCGTACCGAAGCGCCCGGCACCCCTGCGACATCAGATAGTCGGCCTCAATGACCGTATCGATCGCCATCTCGAACGTGCATTGCCCATCCGGCGTGTCGCCCGTGACTTCGCTGTTCCGCATCCATACGATCGGTACGAAGCCCAGACCGTGCTGGACGCTCCTGGCATCATCGCGAACCGGCGGCTCTGTCGCGTTCACGGGCTGCGGGACCATATAGTCCGCATCCGTCTGGGTGAATGTTCTCTCCCACCAGAAACTGAGCGTCATCTGCTCCTCTGGGATCGTGTAGCCGCGTTCCGCCAGTTCGCGCCCTTTGGTCTGGTAGCGCTCATGGACCGACATCAGAACGCCAGCATCATTCCACGTTGGCGTCAGATAGGCCGTATCCAGAACGGTCAGAACCGGCTTGCGCTCATAGATCTCCACCAGCACCGCGATAGACCCGACAGAGCCACGGGTGGCAGCCAGCGACATGACGGCGGGCAGGCCAACGTTACGTGAGAACGCTTCCAGCGCGTCAGACGTCTGCTCGTTCTCGGCGCAGAGTGTCGGCCAGTGCGTATCCCCGAATAGGAGCGAAACGCTGTCATCCACCACGGTCCGACAGAGGTTCGTGCGGACCGAAGGCCGACGCTTCGAGAGCGAGATGTACTCGCCCGCACCCGTGCGCTCCGTCATGAAGTCATACGGCAGGTCGTCGTATTGCGTTCCATCCAGAACGCGGAGCAGCGCCTCAATGCGGCATGCCCGGCTCGGCAGCCCGCTTTGCCGGTTATATGTCGCCTTGAGGGTCTGCCAGTCCATGATTTACCTGCTGAAGATGTTGGGCGATGGCACCCACTTCGCGGGACCGGTCTGCGGCTGAAGCATCAGCTCCGAAAGCCCCCAGACCATGGCATCTGCCCGGTCGGGTGAGCGTGCGCCCTGAAAGCCAGACGCCGAGAACTGACACATCTGGTCCTCGAGATCCGGGAAGCGCCCATGATGCGTAACTTTGCCCTGCTCATAGAGCGCGGCGATCGGTTCAGCCCGGGCATATTTCCCGCGTGAGGCAGTCACCAGCTTGACCGGCGCCGTCGACCGCACAGACCGGATTGTCTGCTCGACCATCGCGCCACCGAAGTTTCTCTCTGCGACAATGCGATCTGCTTTCCACAGGTCCAGCGCATCCAGTGCCACTTTTGCCCAGCCAGCAGGGCCATGACGACAAGTCAGGTCGGCGAGGACATGGCCGTTCCCGTCACGATCCACGCCCGTCACCGCAATGCCGATTTCGTCGGAGCGATAGTCCTCAGGCCCAGAGCAACCAGAAGGGTCGATCGATACGACAACGCGCCGCATCTGCGACAGAAGCTCGGTCCGGTTGGCATCCGTGATTTGTGCGGCGCGCCTGATCCGGTCGAGAGTCCAGAGCGCACCATCAATGGCCGTCTGATAGTTACCGAAGAGGAAGCGCTGACGTTCCTTCTCGGGCAGCGCTTCGAGCTGCTTCAGATACTCCGGCGACAGGTTGGCCCGGTTCGCATCCGGGTTGATCTGCATGGTCGCGTAATCAGCCGGGTCGGGCAGGGGTTCTCCGCCCTTGGGCTCAACCTTCTGCTCAAACAGACTGTACAGCCAATGCGAAGTTGTCGGCGGGTTGGCGTCGATGTATTCCTTGACCGAGAGGCAGGTCTTCTGTGCCAGGCGCGTTAGCAGCATGTTCCGTGCAGCGTAGCTGATCTGGCTCGCTTCGTTCATGTAGACAGTCGCGAACTCAAGTCCGAGGATCTTCTCGGTCCGGTCCGAACTGTCTAGGCCGTGAAACAGGATCTCCGATCCGTTCGGAAGCGTGACGTACCAGTCCGTCCGGTTCAGCGTGTATGGCAGATCTGGAAAGCAGAGCCGCATGACCTTCGGGAACGTATCACCGATGATCGTGTGTTTCAGCGCATTGAAGCGGTGCCGGAAAATGCCGTGGCGTGAGCCCGGTGCCTTCACAGCACGGATGATAATCGCCCGGATCAGCAGGAACGTCTTGCCGGAGCGCGATCCCCCACGAAGAAGGATATGCGTCGCCGGAGAGCCCAAAAGCCGGTTTGCATCAGCTTGTGCAGGGTTCAGCGTGGCGACCATGGATTATAGCGCGTCGTCATCCGATGTGATGTTGATGGCAATCTCGCCAGATGTCTCCAGCTTGTCTTTGAACATGCCGAGATGGCGCCCGATCTGCGTAAGCGCGCCCAGTTTGTCCCAAGCCTTGATCTTGGCGACGTGCTCGACTTCCTGCCCTTGGGTGCCGGGGACAGGCTTCACCACAACCTCGATAGAAGAAATCCGGGCCGCAGCATCTGCGTCCATGTCTTTCGGATGGCGCAGGGAGCCGTCTTCAGAGAAAATGTCGCGGATATCGCCAAAGCCTAGCTTGGCCAGCTCCTGAAGCACGCGGTCTTGAGTGATTTCGGTCCGCTTGGAGCGCTTTGCCTGCGCTGAAGCAATAGCATCCGCAACCTTAACATTTACCAAGAGCCGAGATGCCTGTTGCTCAGCCGTCTTGGCGCTGTACCCGGCGCGGGTCGCTGCCTGCGTTGCATTCAGGTCGACCAGGTATTCCTCGACGAACCGCGCCTGTTTTGGCGTCAGGTCCGCCATAGTGATGTTCCTTCTTTGATCTCGTTCCAGGTGATAGTTTTCTACCGATCAAACGGTTTCGGTGTCGGATGGACCGTCATCCATGCCGCACTTTTCAAGTATAGCCGCCTGCATAAATGCGAGACCGTCTGAAAGAACGGCGCGGGCAGTTCGCCCGCTTCCGACGCCGAAGTGCTAGACCTTGATGTCTTCGTCCTCATTCGATCCACAAAGGACGAGAGTCTCGACCTTGACCCGGCCAGCGCGAATGTTGGCAGCAAGCGTCTCAAGCATAAACGGAATGTCGAACGTGTTTTCCCGCCGCTCTTTAGGCAGGTACGGTGCAAGGCCGGTTCCGGTCATGGGATTAACTTTCGACCGTGACGTAAACGCCTTTGCGTCCGAGTGCATCAATGCACCCCGACATTTTCCGCTTCGCGATGCTCAAAGGAAGCCCGAAGAGCGCCATCCTCGCGATAAGAAGCCACTGATACAGGTAGCATGCCGGCAAAAACCACCAGCGTCGGTATGCGCGGAGCGTTACCGTCAATTGCTTGATCTCTGCCATGCTTCATCCCTTGAGCCAGTCGCCCGTTCCTTCACCGTCTATCTCCTTCGACAAGCCGAGCTCAAACCGCCAAATACTTGGCCACGCCCGCCTCAATCCGCCTCGCATCCATTTCGCGTTCAATCGCGCGCCGCATGCGGCAAAGAAGGGCAGGGGAGAGCGAGCCGTCTTTCGTCAGGTTGCAGGCATTGTGGAGCACGAAGGGTTTGCACCGGATCAGTGCGCCATCGACCAGGCCGAGATGCAGGGTGTCGGGAAACCCGATCAGGATATCGGCCCGATGCCTGACGGTTCGCGTCGGGAGAACGGGACACAGTGCTGCGTTGCCTGATTGTATTTCCGCAATCACATGAAGCGACCCGCGCCATTTCACCACATCACCGACTGTGATTGTGGTTGCGGCCATCGCTGATTGTCCGGAATAAAATTGGCGCTACAGGCGCAATTCTTCAGTGTTGTCCAACCGTATCAGCCGCTGGGGCCAAGTACAAGCGCTTTGTTCCTCTCGATCCTGTCGCGGATATCCCGGCGTACCTGGGTGTACGCATCGCAGAGCTGCTCAAGGACGAGGGCGCACTGAGCAGAGGCGACCTTACGCCCCTGCGTGCCCTTGGCCGGCACCAGAGCTTCCGCCATGGCAGAGAACGACAGTTCCCGTGCGAGCATCATTTCCAGCCGAACATGGGCGCAAAGCCCAAGCCGATCGCGGATCATGCCAATCCGTTCAGCAGCATTTCCGCGGGAAATTGCGAACGTGTGGACATCTCCCTTCACATAGTCAGAAGGCAGAACATCGTTCAGAATGTCGAGATATCCGTGATTTGCGAACACATAATCGCAGATCCACCACTTCGCCGCAGTGACTGCTGATCCGTCGATATCGCCTGCCATGTGCAGGGCGTTGACGGTGTTCAGCTTCACCCGCTTCTTGCCCTGCCACTCAAAATCCCCCTTCGCCATCCGCTCGGGGGTTGGGGAATTATCCTCTGCCTTCGCTGGAATGAATGCCGTTTTACGGACCGTCTTCGGCGTCGAAAACTGGCGGATGGTGTCGCCGAGTCCGGCGCGGGATTTCAGGGCTGCTGGCATAGTTCGATCATAGTCGAAATATTGCTGTCGGTACAAGCGAAACAACGCGCCCGCTATCGAATTTCCAGACAATTATGCTACCCACCTCGCATGACCACGAAGCAAACGAAATCCGGCTGGCTGTACGACTGCTGTAAGTGCGGCGAGGGCGCGTCATTCATCATCGAGCGCCCTCATGGGGATCTACATTTCTGCCTTGAGCACTGGCCTTCGCGGCCTAAAACTCCACCGGCTGGCTCTCAACCCATTGCCACGCCCCGCGCCTGAAAGAAGCTTTGATGCAAGGCGAACGAGAAAACCCGTCGAATAAACCGAGGGCATACATTTCCCATTCGACCTCCTCATTTGTAATCTCGGGATTGAGATAGGATCGAGCCAAGCGCCCCATTTCGCGAGCCTCTTCAAACCCCTGCTGCTCCGCCTTCCGCAAAGCCGCCCCACGTTTCCCGGTATTCCACCGCTCTGCACTGCGCTGGGTCATATTTTAAATCTCCTACCTGGTGTAACGGACCGGGAATGTTTGAAGCGTGGATAGGATTTTTCCGCGTGGGCGCCAACAAACCGAGACAGAATCTCTTCGTCGGTCTGCGCGCCTGCACGCCGGCTCCCTTTCTCCATCTTCGCAATCTGCCGCCTGAGATCAGCGTTTTCGGCTTCTTGATTTTCAAGAGCCGTAATTGCTCGGTCAGCTAGATCCTCCATAGCGCGGTAGGAATTACGCTCTCTGATTGCCCACTTGTGCTGCTCGTACGCTTCACGCTCCAACCGCCGCACTTCGGCCCAGGGGTTCAGGTACCAGGGGAGGGTCATGGCCTTTCCCCTATCTCGGATAGGAACGGCAGCATGACGAGAATGCACCCTAAAAGCTCAGCATGCAGATCATAAAAGCCAAACCCAGCCGCCAAGAACATTGCTGCACGGAGGGCCCTGAACTGTTGGTTGCCCGTCATCCCCCTCACTCCCCACTCAACCCGAGATCGCCCTCGGTGTTTATTGTTCCCATGCCGACATCCGGCAGAAATCCGATCTGTGCTGGCCCGCGATGGCCATGCTCGAAGACGAACCATGCGTAGGCGATTGCACCACCTTTCGCTGGCACGTCTGATCCACCGGGTGGCATCGACATGCGGCGGCTCGAAACCCAGACGCGAGCGAGCGGCACGGTCCCGAACCATTCCCGGCGTTTCATGCCTTCAAGGAATGCAAGACGCAGCAGGACGCAGACCCGATCGGTCGTGTGCTTGAGCGCGCAGTCGATGAACTCGCGTGCCAGATTGTATGGCGGGTTGCTGACGACGGAATCTGGTTGGTATCCCTCAAGAGACCCATCAAAGCCGTGGATGACCGCCCGAGACCAACGAGGCTTTATGTCGCCACCGAACGCGCGGATTCCTGCCATCTCCAGCCGGGTCACAATGTTGCCGCCGCCGCAGCACGGGTCGAGAACGGTACCGACGAATTTACGCTCCGCCTGAATGAGGGAATCCACTGCCCAAGCTGGTTCGACGTACCAGTCATCCGCGTTCCGCTCGTAGCCTGACGCCCTCATGGCAGCACCTTCATTGTTCCACAATTATCGAACAAAGCCGTAGAGGCATCGCCATTGCCGCCAGACGTTTCCACCCCATCGTGTATCGTCTGGCATTCCGCACCGCACTCAGCGGACAACGGCGACACCTCTCCGCGCATGTCTGCGAGCAAGGCGCGACCGTGAGTGCCGATATCGCATCCATGGCGCACCTGAGTGGCCGCACACGCTGCCGCCCAGTTCCGGGGCTTGGCCAGATTTGCGGCCTCTGCGCCGATACAGTCGGGCCAGGTGTTGGAAATTGGCAGATTTTCGGGGTTTGTCATGCCTGAAATGCTAGTACAGGCGTACATTCAGTACCAGCATAAAGCTGGCTGAATTCTGCAGTTTTTTAGGTGAAAGATATTTGTCATTTATGGCACACGCCGATGACATTATCTCTGCCGGAATTATTTGGCAGTTTTCTGCGGTATAGACGATAAAAAATGAATTTTGTCATTTTCGTCCTTACGCGCGCGCGCGCGATACCCGGATGAACTACCAATCAATATGATATCTATAATATAATAAATTAATGACAATATTATATAACCCTTGATCTTCTGCGGTTTTTTGATCGAATTTTGTCATTCGGAAATTAGTCAAAATTGACAATAAAAAAGCCCCCATGTTGTGGGGGCTTGATTTCAGGCAATTCGGTATGAACGCGTCGGCCTCCCGGCGCCTTCCGGTCTTCGCTCCTGTGCAATGATATACCCGGCCTCTGCCAGGGTATTGAGGACCTCATCCCGCTCCTTGGCAGAGATTTTCATCCCCATCCTCCTGAGGATATCCCTTCCGGTCATCTCTCCGTCTGCGCTTCGGATGACCTCAAGGATTTCCTTGCGGAGCCCCTGGGTCTCATTCTCTGAAACGTAGCGCTCTGCACCTTGCCGCATCGCGTCGAAGCAGTGCAGGGACAGTTCCATTCCCCATTTCATATCCTTTTCGTTGATCATAGGATCCTGCGGGCTGCGGGATACGCTCTGGATCAGAGCCAGCTTGCACGCATTCTCCACAATGCGTCCGGCCAGCGATGTGATGTAAGTGCCCTCGTTCTGTTTCAGCAGCACCTCCTGCTGGCTCTCGCACTTCTTGAGAACGCGCACAGCATCCACACTGTATTGCACCGTGTACGGATTGGCTGGTGTGTCGGAGAGCATCATGGCTTCGATATTGCCCGGATCGTGTTTCCGGCATCCATGCGCGATCTGCTGCGCCCTTTCGATCAGGCTCTGCGGAATATCCTCAACTTCCGTGTCCTGCAGGTCGGGATAGTTTTCTTCCGGGATGAACACCAGGAAGCGCCCGAGAAGCCCGTCAGCCAGTGAGGCTCCGGCCACAGCAGACCAGAACTGAGCAGGTGTCGAGGTCCCGTAAATCGTGGCGATAGGATTGTGAATATCCTCACGCTTGCGGCCCGTCTTTTCAGACTGGTCGGCATATTCGGTTCCAAGCATGACGTCCGCGCTGGAGGTGTACAGGGATTTCAGCTTCTGCGCGATCTGCTGCTTGTGAGCGCTGGCCTTGGTGCCAAGAACGCCACGAAGAAAGTCACCGCATTCATCGATCATGAAGACCTTTGCCGGATGAATTTTCAAAGCCGTATGCAGGGCCGTACCGGACGCAATATCCTCGCCGCCCAGGTAATCCATCAGATTGGCCTGAGCGAGAATGCGCTTTATGACGCGGCGCGCGTGGTCCTTTCCCCCCGCGCTGTCGATGATGCTGACGGCATAAAGATTGGTCCACAGATCTGTCTTGGTCCGATATTTGCGTCCTGCCAGAGCCGAGACAAGCGCAATGCCAGCGGCAAGAGCTGCGAAAGGTTGCGGGCGGCGTGCTGTCCGGGTTGTGTAGGCTACGAACTCTTCCAGAAACCCATCGACGCCCTGCAGGTTTTTCGGCACCAGCGCGGAGACATTCCGTTCAGGCAGGTTATTGCGGCTGATGTCCTGAAGCAGGGGGGCCCATTCATCGCTGATTTCTTCATGGGCTTCGATATGCTCTACGTCGCGCGGGCGTCCGACGCCTTCACGGAAAGACCGGTCCAGTGTTCGTTCAGCGGCCCGGAAATCCCGGCATGCCGATCGAATATCGTTGAGAGCTGATCTCAGATCGGCCAGTGCAAGTGACTGTTCCAACTCTCCGGATGCAACCAGGCCGCCGATCGAATAAGCTGCCTTGTTGAGTGTGGTATGCTTTGATCCGTCCCCTGCGTACCGAATGGCATCGCACTCTCTGGCCAAGGCCTCGAGCCCGTATGGGGTACCGCCGTCATTGTGGCGCGGGGAGGGGCTCGACACGACTGGAGATGGCGCCGGCTCAGGTTTGCGCTGCAGTTCTCCAAGTAGCCATGCAGGCAATTCCTCGACGTCTTCATCGTTGAAGTCATAATACCCATCTGATGGCGGGATCAGGACATAGCCGCCTTCGCCGCGGGTATCGACGCCTCGAACGATGCGGCTTGCGGTATTGCGCAGTTCGATAGTCGGCATCTGATACCATAGATGGTAGCCGCCCGACTGAGTACGGACGCACTTCGTCTGGTTCTGGAGGTCATGGGCCATCATCCACTCGACGGCTTCCGGGCCATTTTTTGTGTCGATATCAACCACGAAAATTCCGGATGCCTTTCCTGTCGGCATGCCGATGCGTGCGCCGGGGAAGGGTTTGAACATGGCCGCGATCTGCGCGGGTTCTGCCGACGCATCCTTAAAACCGTGCCGCGTCAATGGTTGCTTGTTCATGCCGCATGGGAAGATGGGGTAGGGGATGCCAAGCTCACCAATTAGGTCCTGATAGGGCTCACGGCGCTGGACACTGTCCCAATCAAAGATTCCCTCGAGATTACCCCTGGTCATTGCGTGGAACTCCGATTGTTCTGATCAGCTTCGGATCCCATGTTGCGGTGATCTCAAGCACGTATTTGTCAAGAAAGGAGGCGAAGAAGCTCTCAGCCTGAGCCTCCGTGAAATTGGCGAAAGCCGCGGTCATGCCGTTGTCTTCCAGCCAGTTAAGCGCGCTGTCCATTGCAGACAGAAAGGCCTTACGGCTCGCATCACTCATAATGGATTCCTACGATCTCAGGATATTTTCCAACTGGCTTGACGGTGATTTCCTTCGGCACCCGCAGTTCCGCCTTGCGATTGATTGCCTCATCGATCGAGGCTGGGGCTTTCTGATGAACCGGCAGAAACGCCATCTGAGCCCAGGCTTCGGCTGATTTCTTCCGCGCCCATGGATTTGCTTCTGGCTCGAAGGTTAGAAACTTGTTGTAGTCCTGCATCATCGAATTGAAGGTGATCCGAAGCGTGTCGGGCTTGCCGTCCCGTCCTGGATTTCGGCGAAACTTCATGTCGATGATGGGAACGCGTACTGGCTGCACATCCGTAGAAAGCGCGGCAAGATTGGAGGCCCTGACCGGCTCTTCTTCTTTTTCCTTTGCCGGAAAGGGAAACCCGCAGGTCGGACATTCCATGATGTGGATCGGCACTTTGGTGTCACAGACTTCGCATTGCTTTGTCGGTGGTTCGCCGCCTTTGCCACGGGCGCGCGGAGGCTCAATCAGATCGACCGGGCCGTGCTGGGCCAGCCAGCCCGCATAATCGCAAAGCAGAGCATCAGTTTTGCCTGTTTCCGGTGACAGGCGCAGAACGCGGCCGATCATCTGGATCAGAAGGGCGCTGGATGTGGTCGGACGCAGACCAACGATCATATCGGCCTGGGGCACATCCACTCCTGTCGTGAGCGTTCCTACGCTGACAGCACTGCGAATGGTGCCAGCCCGCATTCCGTTCAGGATCCTGGTGCGCTCGGTTTCTGGCGTATCGGCTGTGACGATTTCGCAACTGATACCATGCCGGTGAATGGCGTCAGCCACATGTCGCGCATTTTCGACAGATGGCACAAAAATAAACCATGTGCGCCGATCCCGGCCACGCTCAACGAAGTCGGCAACGGCAGTTTCGATCTGGTCATCGACCGCCGCTGTCAGCTGTCCGATATTGTAGTCGCCGCCTGTCTTTTTCAGGCCTGCGGTTTCAACGCGGATCCCGGTTGCCTGGGTAGTCACGGGAACTAGAAATCCTCGCTTGATCAGATCCATGATGCTGATCCGGTAGCTGATGCCATGAAATATGGCGTCATCACCCTCGATCAGCGGCCCTTCGCCAAGTCGCCAGGGAGTGCCGGAAAATCCGATCATCCGCACGCCCTTGTTGACGCGGGCGACGTCGGTCAGGAACCGGTGCCACATAGTCTTTTCTTTGCGGCTGATCGTATGGCACTCATCCACCAAGATGAGATCCACGCGCCCGATGTCGTAGCCTTTCTTGTAGATGGACTGAATCGTCGCAAACAGGATCTGAGCGTAAAGATCTTTCTGCTTCAGAGCGGCTGAATAAATCCCGGCAGGGGCCATGGGCCAGAGATTGACCAGCTTGGCGTAGTTCTGCTGCACAAGCTGCGACGAGTGCGTGATCATCAGGATCCGTGCGCCTGCATCCCATTCGCATGCCTGCGTCATCATGGCCGCCATAATGACGGATTTGCCCGCGCCCACGGCCGCATCGATGATCGGACAGCCGTCGTTGTTCTGGAGCCATTCCCAGGTCTGATCGATGGCTTCCTGCTGGTAGTCACGCAGACGCAGTTTTCCCGTCGTGTCGTGATTGGACACGGTGGCCTCCTGTTCTTATTCACCTGAAAGGAAAGCCGGGGCGCTCAGGCCCCGGCGATTAGGTCAGAACGGAATTTCATCTCCGCCCAGATCCGCGTTCGGACCCTCGGGCTCCTGCCGGCGATTGCGGACCCATGGCTTATTTCCGGACGAGGCAGCAGGGGGAGGGGTCGTACGTGCAGCAGGAGCCGGCCGGCGGCCGGTAGGCGCTGGAGTGCGGCCCGCGGCTGAGGCTGGGCGCGCTGGCGTGGATGCTTTGCTGGGGTCTTGGTAGAACTTAACCATGTTGCGTTCACTGTATTCGCCACGCGCAGGCTGAATACCGACACGAACGCGAACACGGCACAGTTCCAGATCGGATGTATCCCGAATGATTTTGTTGTTCGTCTGTCCGATCTTTTTGACAGTAGCTTTGGCAATATCCTCGGCCTGTTGACTGCTTGAGCACTGGATGTTCAAATTATCGAACACACTGCGCCCGTTATCCAGCTTGATCTGCAATGAGATCATGCACCCCGCACGGGTATCTTTCAGTTCAGCTTTGACGATATCTCCGTCATAATCTCCTACCGGGATCAGTTCGAAATCAGGAGCATCCGGAGCTGTATCCTGATCGTAAAGGCCTGCAAGATTTCCTGACATGGCTATGTTCCTCAGTTCGCAAAATAGGGAATGTTGGCGGCAAGCGCGTTCCAGCTTTCGGCCGGATCATTGGGGATTTCGATCTTGTCGGGCATGCCGAACTGACCGAACCGGTTCTTTGCTAAGGCGGCAGGGCGCTCTTCAGTGAAGATCAGGCGCTGGCCGTTTCCTTTGGCCTTGTTGACCTTGGAAAAACCGCCTTTCTCTTCAGTGATGACTGACTTCCAGTTCATGAAGAACACGCCATCAGCCATTTCCTGCATCAGCGAAGACGCCCCGCGGTGGAGATCGATCTGATACCGCTCGTAACCACCGGATGTCGGGTCTTCGAAGCGCTTGATCTGGCTGTGGGCCAGCAGAATGATTGCCATTCCACGTTCGTCCCGCAGCCGCTGGAGTGTGTCAGTGATGATCTTCCAGTTTTCGGTTGCTTTGGCATAGCCGCGTCCAAAGTCCGGGTCCGTGATCGAAACCCACCCGTTCTGACGACAGGAATAGTCCCAGACCAGCTTTTCAGCCCAATCCAGACTATCGAGCACCAGCGTTTGGAATGCGTGCTCTTCCTCAAGCAGGCCGGTGAGCTGATCCATAATGTCTTCGTAGGACAAGCACTGCGGGAACCGGTCCACACCAATGCTTTCCGCACCATCTTCCGTCTGCACCAGGATCGGAGCAGGGGCTCCACACGCCAGTGTCGTCTTGCCGACACCATGTGTTCCGTAAATGATCAACCGCGGCGGCTTATAGACAACACCACGCTGGACTTGAGCCATAATGCTCATGTAAGGTCTCCTTCAAGGCGAGGGGTTACGGCCCTCGGCTTTGTTACTGATGCGCGTCGCATCACCCAGCCCGGTGATTTCGGTCACCGGGCAACGCGATCCGGCGTTAAAGCGGCGTTACCACCATTAATGTCTGAGAAACCGGCGCATACCGGCGCCTGACATGCAGGTCGCAGACCTGTGCATCGTCGCGCCATAGAATGCCGTTCAGAGCATCGAGAACTGTTTTCGAAACATTGTCCACGTCTGGCTTTCCGGTCGCATGCAGCCCACCAGCAAGTGCGGCTTCGCGCTTTTTCTTGCTCCATGATGGTGCTGGCATGATGTCAATGATCATTTCGACTGATACCGGACCATCCAGATTGAGGTGACCGACCTGATTAATGGCGCAATGCTTGATCCATGCTTCAGCGATCTGGGTGGACTTGTCTGTAAAGACGCGCCCACCACCAAAACGCGGTCGCCCTTTGCCTTTCGCGGGACCCGGGATCACGATGGTGAACGTTTGTGTCTGCGGATGATGTACAGCCTGATCCGGCTTATACGCACGATCCTGAACGACACACCGTTCATCCATATCCAGAATGTTATCCAGACGATCAGACATTCTTCCATGCTTCCAATTTGCCTCTTTGGGCTTTCATGAGTGTGATTTCGTGGTCCATCTGCTGGATGCGCTTGTCCTGCCAAAGGGCATGCCAGTGACGGAGCCGGTCAGCTTCAACTGCCAGAATTGCCCTGTGTTCTCGGTACCAGAACCGCTTGCATTGCCCCGCCGTGATACCCAAAACGCGTGCTGCGCGTTCGATCTGACGCCCCACGGTATCGCCTGGCATGAACGGAGAAGCAGCGGTTTGAACGATCATCTGCATTTCGGACGATATGGTTTCTGCGCTAGGCATTGATTTTTCCGCCAACACGGAAAGTCTCCCTGTCATTGTGAACGACAGGGGAGGAAGAGACTTTGGATTTGGAATTCGCAGAAACACTGGAAAGAATGATCGTACTATGCGCTGTCATGCGGTCACGGGTTGCGCCCCGTGTCTCGTATGTCTCCGCCGAAGTCATTGCCTCGCAGGTCAGAACGGCACTGGTAATGCCGACCTTCGAGAGCGTTGAACCCGCCATTCCAACCGCCACGCTCATTGAGAGCTGCTGGATTGCGGAATGTGAGTTGCAGACCATCATGAAGCCGGTCATTGCGTGACTTGCTCCATTTCATTTTTGAGATAATTCTCAACGGCCTCAATCGAACGCAGAGTTGAAATGCCTCGCCTGAAGCGCGAAAGAAATTTCGGGTTACCCGTGGCGGCAATACTAAAAGCCCGTTCGGACATTTCTCGACTGCTACGGAAATCTTCAATTTGCTGAAGAAGGCGATCACGTTGGGTCATGGGACATTAATGTCCTGCAAAAAGCCCGAGCGCAAGGACATTTTTGTCCCGTGCGGCATTTTTTTTAATGGGACATAATAGACCCATGAAAAAGCCCACTACACAGATCGGCGCGCGCCTATTGAAGATCCTGAATGAGAAGGGGATTTCAATGCGCGCGGCGAGCCTCGGTGCTGGGTTGAGTGAATCGGCGGCTAAACATGTGATTTACGGATCCAGCCAGAGCCCCAGGCTTACTACGATAAGCCAGATCGCTGCTTACTTGGATATCCCCACTTCAGAGATCACAGGTTCGGACGCACAGCAAAAAAATGCTGCTGTCCCAATCCACACGACGCAAATCGAAGTTCGTGGTGACGTGCAGGCCGGTGTCTGGCGGGAGGCTATCGAATGGCCGCAGGCGGACTGGTACGCGATCACTGTTCCTATCGACACGGCTTACCAAGGCTTTCACCGCTACGGCCTGAAGGTCTGCGGCCAGTCCATGAACAAGGTCTTCCCGGAAGGCTCCGTGGTCGTGGTCATCAATTTCGGTGATCTCGGACGGTTGCCCAAAACAGGTGACTTCGTGGTCGCCGTTCAGCGGTGCAGCAAGACGGACCAGTTCGAAGCCACGGTGAAGGCCGTGCAGATCAGGGATGACGGAACAGTGATCCTGTGGCCGCAGAGCTGGGACCCGGCATTTCAGACGCCTGTCGTTCTGCCGCCGCAGGATGGTCACGATCATGCAGGCGTGCCGGACGTAGCGATCCAGGCCCTTGTGGTAGGGAGCTACCAGTCCCACCCCAAGGCAAGTTTCTGATTTCTGGCGCATTTTGTCGGATGAATATTTTTTCTTCTTCGTAGGACATTTTTGTCCTTGACCATCAAAAGAAAAACAGGACATTAATGTCCCACACCCAGCGAGGGTGATGGGAGAAATGTAATGCCCCAGGGAAATTTAGCAGAACTGTTGAGGCCGACCGTATCGGGTCCGGTTCTGAATGACTTCGGATGGCCGATTGTACGCACCATCGATGTCGAGAAATGGAAAGCTCTGTATCCCGGTCCATTCGGGACGGTCCGCAAGCTCCACGAGACGCCTCACTTTGCCATCTTCGAAGAGCAAACTGGCCTCGGAATTTACGAGAAAATGGCTGATGGCCAGCTTCGCGCAGGACAGGTGGTCCGTCATAGCGAAAACGACGAACGCGCTCTGGAATGGTGCAGGCGTTGGGTCTTTCAGTTTGAAGCGGTGGCGTGATGGGCCACGAACTGAAAGAGCTGGAAACAGCGCGCTCCGAAATGCGGGAAGTCCGGGATTTCCTCAAGCGCGCAGATGTGAAGGCGGCTCTGTCCGGCCTGAAATCAGATGCTCTCTTTGAGGTCACGTTCAAGGCGGTCCGCGCCACCTACCGGGTCAACAGAGTAATCGAACAGCAGCAGCTCGAAACCGCCTGACCGGCAAGTAAACCACAGGAATTTCTGAAATGCGTGAAACAGCAAACGCCCGAAGTGTGTCTGGTGAACTGGAGTTCTTTCCGCCTGCGGTACGGCAGGAGATCCTGAACCTCGAGAGCATCATTACCTACCACAGCAATCAGGCGATCATCGCGCCGCTGGAGAATGATCGGCGTGTGGCTCGGGATGTGGTGACGTCCGCCAAGATCCGTCTGAACACGATCTACGAACTGCCGAAGATCAAAGCCACGATGCGGACGATCGGATGCGTGGATGCGCGTCTGGCCTTCCTCATGATGGAAACGCGGGGGGTTGCGTGATGGGAGAGTTTAAGCACAACTGGCCTGCCCTGCTTCCTCGCATCAATGAAATGCGGAGTAACGGCCTGGGGTATCGCCAGATTGCCGCTTCTTTGGAAATGTCTGTCGGTACTTACAACGGCGGACTGCGGGTCTTGAAGGCAATGGGCCTTCAGGTTGCACCCATCATGCGTGATGGTGGCTATGCGGCCGTAAATGATCTGGACGCGCTTCAGGAGCAGATCATTGATCTTCTGCCGACCGGCATGTCTCAACCGAAGATGGGTGAGCAGCTTGGTGTCAAGGCTCATATCGTCTTCCATGCATTCAGGAAGCTGACCAAAGAACAGCGGAAGATTTGGGAGGATGCGAAATCAGCCTCACGCCAAAACAGGTTCGCTAATACGGTTCAACGGCGACAAGATCCGGCATTACGTCGTTCCCAATGTGTGAAAATTGCTCAGGCTGTTGCTGAGACTTTCCAGCCGCCGCGTCGCCGTCTTGGTGGCCAGAGCCACCCAGCAATGCCTGTCGGTGGAGTTGCCTGGGCTGCGATGTGGAACGGCAATCCGCCGCCATATCCGCACGACATGATGAAGGGAAGGTTCTGCTGATGACCCACCCCCGCGAGATCAACGAGGATCTGAGCGACGTGATTGCGCGGTCCTTCCTCATGGAGCGGATCGAGCGTGCAGCGGCCCTGCCGTGCCTTGCCGACCTCCGCCACGACGACAACGAAATCCGCCGCGAGTGCGGCCTGCTGAATGCTGAGAAGTGGAGCGCGTGATGAAAACTATCGAATACCGGACAATGGACAAATCTGGATGGGGTCCGGGGCCTTGGATGCACGAGCCTGATAAGAAGCAGTGGAATGATCCGACCACAGGGCTACCGTGCTTGATCGTTAGGAACCTGCTTGGCGCTCTATGTGGGTACGTTGGTGTGTCGAGGGCGCATCCTGATTTTGAGCGCGATTACGATAACGTGGAAGTCAGCGTTCATGGCGGCCTGACATTTGCCAACCATTGTTCCCCCGGACCTGAGGACGAATCAATCTGCCATCTCGTTGAGGATGGTGAAGACGATCATGTGTGGTGGCTCGGATTTGATTGCGCGCACTGCGATGATGAAGTTCCAGGCAATCCGTTCAGGGGATGGCGCGGCCTGTATCGAGATTTCAATTACGTCTCTCGAGAAGTGGCGCACCTCGCTTCCCAACTCAAAGCCCGAGGTGAAGCATGACCCCGCACCCGTTCCTTGCTTGGGTCGATCACGCTCTGCGCTCGCTGTCCGTGTGGTTCCACGACGGGATCACCGGGCATGGCTGGAGGATGCGGCGTGACTGATCTCCTACCGACCATCTGCGAGGCGCTTGCCCTCGCGATCCTGTTCCACCTTGCGGCCGGTCAGCGGCCGGGGAGTGTTTGATGATGAGTGAGATGGACGAAATGCCGGAAGGCGAGAAGTGGGACGGCTTCCCCGTGTTCGGACGAGACCGGGATGGTTGGCATCTGCTGAATTATGATGAGGCAGAGCATCCGATTCCGATGTGGTGGTGCTGGCATATAGAGGCTTGGAAAGCTGATCCGGCAGACCTATTCAGCGCGGGAGCGCCAAATGCCGCCTATATTGGATATTCCTACCTGGCCGGCACTGTAACGCCTGCGGCCTTGAAGGAGGCCATTGCCGAGGCTGTGGCGGCAGAAAGAGAACGGCTTGTTTCGGAAGTTGTCGGACGAATTGACCGCTTTAAGATCACCAGAGATCCGGATGATCTGATGCAGGATGCTGCCTGCAAAGCCATTGTTGAAGCCATCCGGAGCGCCGCGAAATGACCCAGAACACGGAACAGAATGTGCGTACGCGGGATGAGCAGATTGGGGATATAGCGAATGACTGGATCGCCACAGGAATGGGCCGCAATATCGCCTATGAATGGGCATCCGAAGTCGTACATGAAGCCGAAGCCCGAGGCGCGGAAGAACAGCGCCGGAAGGATGCGGAGGGGCAGGTGCCCATCGCATGGCTGATTGAGGATCCGCTGAAAGGGCGGCCGGGCTGCGCTCATCTCATAGACCGCGCCAGCACGAACCGAGCCTATGCTGAAAATATGGAAACGCTCAATTTTGATGTTTCCCCACTTTACACCCACCCCGCCAACGTCGCCGCACTGGTGGCGAGGGTTAAGGAGTTGGTGGCTGAGAACGAAAAGTTCCGCAATGCTATGAGCGCCATAGCAACGCATGTTGGCGGCTTCGCATCGCCGAATTGCTCGGTGGATTTCATGACAAGCGCCATTCCTGAAGAGGTACGGCTTTCTTTCACCACCCTCACACGCGAGGGAGGGGTGTGATGGCCGCAATCGACAACATCAAGATCCGCTTTTCTCCGCTGTCCAATCGGATGGTTCTGGCGCGTTTCGGCAAATCTAAAACCGACGCCTTGGAAACGAGAGATGCGACAAACGAGTTTTTGCAGGCATTTGTCGCTTATGCTTTCGATGGGAAGATGCCCGAAAAGGGCGCAGCTGTAGAAGCGAAGTTTGGCGGCGGAGATCAGCAATTTGTCGTCCGCATCGAACGCGCAGGAGATCCGGCATGAGCGGGCGGACGGATACGGATCAGCTGGAGATCGGTGTGGATGCCATGGTTGAAGCCCAGAAATGGCGAGACCCCCGTTGGGGAGATAGCGCCATTGGAGGATTCCAGTACGAGCGTGATGGCAAGCCGTGGTTTGTCATCAGGGATCATGAAGCGGAGCGAGAGCAAGAAGATACGGTCATCTTGCTCGGAACCTTCAGCGAAGCAGATTTCAACCGAGAATTTCCGCGTGCTGTTCATCGCCGCTTACTGAGAAAGGCCCTTGCAGCCATGGACGCGGAGGAACGGGGATGAGTGAGACGTCTCAGCTACTGACCGTCAAGGAGGTACAGTCTCGCCTTGGATGGAGCCGAGCGACGATCTACCGCCATATGAGCGCGGGCCAGTTTCCCCGGCCGCGCCGGCTGTCCTCAGGGTCAGTCCGGTGGGATGAGCGTGATATTGAAGAGCTGATCCGCATCGGTACTGACGCCTGGCGCGAACAGAGCGCCTCTGTCCTATGAAGAGCGGGACTTCCGGCTCGAACTCACAAGATCCTTGAGGCTGGCCTGCTTTTCCAAGATCAGGTCGGCCCAGATCTGCGCCAGTTCTCGACGGCGCGAAAGAAACAGGGCGCGATTATAGGCGCCCTCCACTTTGTCTTTCATGACATGGGCAAGCATCAGGTCAATGGCCTGCCGGTCTTCTGGGAAGCGCTCATTCATCGCGCTTGAGAATGTAGCGCGGAACCCGTGCGGAACATGGCGCTGATGATATCCGGCCCGGTTCAGCAGATAGCCGATCGCGTTCTCACTCATGACCTGCTTTGGGCGCCGTGCATTCGGGAACAGGTGCGGCCAGCGACCAGATAGGGGGCGCAGGGCCTCCAGCAGTTCGACCGCCTGCCGGGAGAGGGGAACCAGATGTTCCCGTTTCTTCTTCATTCGAATTGCCGGGATACGCCATAGTGGTTCGGGACCGTCCAAATCTTCAAACTCATCCCACATGGCATGACGCAATTCGCCCGGCCTGACGGCAGTCAGATAGAGCAGCCGGAGGGCGAGAAGGGTGACCGGGTGCGCGTCTTCGCCTTCGGTCTTGCGAATCATGGTGCGCGCCTCGTTCAGATCCGTGATGGCTGGCTGGCGACCACGAACCACAGGACGGAGGGCAGGGGCGACTATGGCGGCAGGATCAGCCGTGCCGTAACCACAGGCGATGGCATGAACAAATATGTCTGACATGCGCTGCCGGGTGCGATGGGCAGACTCTACTGCGCCACGACTTTCAATCTCACGCAGAACAGCAAGCACAATCGGCGGCGTCAGGTCATTGATCGGCATGTGGCCCACAAAAGGCAGCACATCGCGTTCCAGGCTTCGCCATACGTCCACAGCGTGCCGTTCGGTCCAGAGATCCTTCCTCTGCGCGAACCAGTCCCGAGCGGTCGCAATGAATGTCTGGGCAGGATTGACCTTGCCGATTGACCGGAGCAGCTTCTTCTCTTTCGCGGGGTCGCGGCCAGCTCGCAGAACCTTGCGGGCTTCATCGCGTTCCGACCGGGCATCAGGAAGCCGAACATCCGGGTATGATCCGATCGTGTAGGTCTTTTCCTTTCCCTCAATCTCATACCGCCAGCGCCAATGCTTGCCGCCTGAAGGCGTCACCTGAAGATACAGGCCACCTCCATCCGTGAGTTTGAAGGCTTTGTCTTTTGGTTTGGCCGCGCGGATCTGCGAGTCTGTCAGCAT